GGTAAATTTCACCCGCCGTTTTTTTTGGCTGAAAGCCTTGTCAACCGGTTTACATTTTTATACATTCCCGGTTTACAAATTTTTCGTTGACAAATTTAATTTTATTTTTATTTTTGCAATCATGGAAGATTCAAAAAAAGATGGAAGATTTATTTCTTTTCAGGAAGCCTCGAAAGAAGCGGGGGTATCCCGACAGGCTATTTATAAAATCAAAAATAACGGACCTTACAATTTTTTTGAAAATACGGGTACGAAAGAAAAGCCCCGGTGGAAAGTTGACACTTATTCTGCTGCCTGGAAAGAATATCTCATTGATCGAAAAAACAATGATAACATTAAAAACAAAAAATCACCTGTTAGCAAAATTAAATCAAAGTCAAGCCAGCTCGTTAAACAAAAAAAATCTGTTCAGGAAAATAAAAAGAAACGATCTACAAAAAAAAGAAAATTAGAAGAAATAGAGATTTTTGAAGAAGAGGAAAATTTTGATCAAGTTTTTGAGTATGATGAAAACTTTGCACTTACTGGGGGTGTTGATCTCTCACAATTTCCGCCACGAACCTTAGCAGAAGGCAAAGCAGTTGCCTCAATAACAAAGCTGAACATTGAAATTGAAACTATGCTAAAATTGCTAATAGATAAAGAACTAGTGGTCCCTGTTTTTGAGCTTCTTGGGCAAATCATAAAAACCGATTTCATAGACCCCTCTGCAAAAATAGCAAGGCGCGTATGTGCCGAAGTTGATAGAATCGGAATGGAAAAGTCAGTTGAAAAAATTATAGATAATTTCGTCACTAAAGGCATTAAAAATTATAAAGATGAAGTTTCAAAGGCTATAAGAAAAATAAATAAATTGAAATAAAATATGAACCGACCAATAAAAACAAAAAGACAGCCGCTCCCTCGTAGAATCAAAAAAAATATGGAAAACTTTTTGATTGATCAAGTTTCAAAATTTCCAACAGAGCAGATCAAACAATCAATCTCAGAGTGGGCAAGAACAAAAAGAAAAATTGGCGCTGGTCTAACTGCGGAGCCTGGACCTTTTGATTTTGAGATTGCTCCCTATGTTCGGGAAATTGTAGACAATATGTCTGTCTTGAGCACGACTCAAGAATGCTATACAATAAAAGGTACTCAGATAGGTTATACCGTCGGGGTTCCTCAGAACACAATTGGTTATTGCATCCAGCATTCAATTGGCCCCCTTTTATCTGTAGGCGGCGACCAGGCTATGGCAGAAGAAGAGACCGAAAAGCGCCTTGATGAAATGATTCAAAATTCGGGGTTGTCTGACAAGATAAAATCTAATGCTACAAAAAAAACAAAAAAAGCCACGGGGGACCGATCAGACTCCAAGATGTACGGCGGAACATTTGCAAGATTTATTGGCCCCTCATCTGAAGGGAAAGCCGCAAGTTTCAATATGAAAGTTTTAATTATGGATGAGATGGACAAATATCCTATAAAGTTAAAACAAAAGGGTATTGTTGCCGGGGATATTGTCACTAAGTTAATTCGTAGGACCGAATCTTATGAAGAGCAGCGCAAAATTTTGGGAGGTTCATCGCCGAAAGAAAAGTCAACGTCACGAATTGAACCGCTTGTGGAGTCTGGAGACAAAAGGCTTTATAACGTACGCTGCCCAAGGTGTGATTTTCAGCAACCTTTGTTATGGTCTAATTTTGTAATCGAAAAAGATGAAAACGGAAAACCCAACATAATTTGGGAAAACATAAACGGAGAAGATATCGTCAGAAATGACCCTGCATATTTCAAATGCGCAAATGAAGAATGCGATCATAAATTTAGATACAAAGACCGATTAAAAATTTTAAGAGAAAAAGGATACGGCGGAACGGCCGAATGGGTACCTACAAAAAAAGCGGATAGACCACACAAAAAATCATATAAAATACCCCAATGGTACGGCCCGCGCGCCTGGTATAAAATAGCTTTAGAGTGGTACGATTCAAAAGACGATCCTTTTCTCTGGCCTGAATTTGTGAATGATGTAATGGCCGAAACTTGGCAGGAATCGGACGAAAAGCCCGACGAACACGAATTGTTAAATCTTTCCCGTGAATACGAACTCTGGGAGCGAGGGCACATAAAGAGAAATGTTTTGATATTAGTTCTTGCGGCGGATATACAAAAAGACCGCATTGAAGCAGGCTTAATGGGCTGGGGCAGGAATAAGCAAGGTTATCAAATAGATTATTGGACTTTTGAAGGAAATACGGAAGATTTAGAAGATAGATGCTGGAGAGAATTGGCCGAAAAAATAAACGGTACCTATACCCGTGAAGATGGCCTTGACATGACAGTTACGGTTTCTTTTATTGACTCTCAATACAGGTCGGCTGTTGTTGATTCATTTTGCGAGGGCTTCGATTATAGTCATAATAATGTTAAGGGAGTTTACCCGACTCAATCAAAAGACACTTCTGACAAACTTGCTAAAGAATTCAAAGGAGACATTAAGACCCCTACCATAGGATTGCATGATCAAAAATTAAAAAGGGCACTATATGGCATTTTGAGAAAACGCCCGCACAGTCTTGAAAATTTCCCAAATTATTATTTACACTTTTCTCATGAATACGGAGAAGAATTTTATAAACAGTTGACATCAGAAGAGATTGTCACCGTTACCGTTAAGGGAGAAAAACGGGGCTTTAATATAATCAATACAAAAAACAGAAGGAATGAAGTTTTAGACATTGTGAAAATGCAGATTGCGGCTCTTGAGTATGCATATGATAAATTTTTTGTTTTACACAATAACTATTTACGATCGATAAAATCTCATGAAATACAAAAAGATATTGATTTGTTTTTTGATGCCGTTGAAAACGAGTTGTATTAATTTTTTGACTTTGGGGAATATCCCCAAACTCATTCACAAGCCTTGTTTTTCAATTTTTTTTAAAAAATTTTTCTTGACAATCAATAAGCAGTCACAGAAAGTCAGATAATAAAAATTTAATTAAATGGAAACAAAATGTTAAACCCCCAATTGATTGCAGAGTCTTTTGAACTTGAATACATCGACTCAAGAATAAAAAGCATTCTTGAATCGATAGAGGCCGCCGAGGCTTCTATCATGGATGAATTCGACGACACTCAAGCCAGACAAAAAACCAAAAGACAAAAATTATCCGACCTTAACGACACTCTTCAAGTCTGGCTTTCTGCAAAAAGCCTGAAAACCGGAGGAAGTGCCGGGGCCGCTACTTTGATTGCTGGCAAATATACGGGGGGCTGTAGAATATGAATTTTACATTTTTTAATTTCAAGCAACGAAGGCAAGAAAAAGAAAACAGCATTGAGCTTTTACGCCAACAAAATAAATTAATTGAAAATAAAAACGAGATGCTAAGGGAATTGCAAGAATCAAAAAAACAAGCACTTTCAACGCTTTCTGAGATGTTCGGTACTTCTCCACAAACACTTAATAAAGAATTATACGGATCAACAAACCCTTATCAAATAGATTGTTGGGCCTTCGACAATGCAACTGCCCGACGTAAATCCAGAATTGCAGAAGCTTCAAGCCTGCAAGCAAAAGCACTTGTGGGCAGATTTGTTGATATGGTTATAGGTTCACATTTAAGCCTGCAAGCCGCGCCTATCTGGCAGGAATTGCCCGGAAATTTACCGAATATTTCAGAGCAGCAAAAACAAGCATTGATAAAAAAAATTGAGTTGCGCTGGCATATGTGGGCGAAAAGCAAAAATTCAAGCCACAATCAGAAAAAAAATTATTATCAAGTTTCAAGGGCTTTGTATGCTGACCTTTTGGTTGACGGAGAATATTTTTTGCTTAATAGGTATTCGGGCACAAGATCAAGGAATCCATTATCGGTACAACAAATACTGCCTGAAAATGTATGTCGAATTGATTCCCAGGTGAAGCCGGGAAATGAAGAGCGACAGGGCATAGAATACGACAAAGACAACAGGGAGGTTGCATACCATGTAATAATTGATGCTCAAAGAAGCCGATCAACACGCATTGAAAAAATTGGCCCCCGTTCGGGACGTGTTCATATGATACACGAAACCATAGGAAAGGGGGAGCGCGGAACCGGGATCCTTGTCGGTCTAATTTCAGAAGTTACAAAAATAAGTGATGCCAGGCTCGTAGAGCTTCAGGCTTTTTTAATGAACGCCTTGATTGCTTTTTCTGTTGAAACAGAGATTGGTGGAGAAAAAATTCCTCTTCTAAACCCTGATGCAGTCAAGCAGAGTGGCAAAGATATAAACAAACCCCCTGACCCTTTTGACTCAACGAATTTATCTCTTGATCTGAAAACAATAGGATTTAGCGAAGGCGGAATTATTGTTGATAATCTTGGGCCCGGTCAAAAAATTAAAAGCCATGATACAACACGGCCCACGGCAAATTTCAACGATTTTGTCGAAGGCCACAAGCGTGAACTTTTTGCCTCAAGGGGCGCTGCTCTCTCTACTGTTGAATATAAAATGAACGGCAACTACAGCGCGGCGCGGGGTGAGTTGTTGCTTCAGTGGTTCGGCATTTTGCGGGACCGCTTCGATCATGAAAATGCCCTTGATTCAATTGTCTACAAAATGTGGTTGTGGGGAGAAGTGGAACGCGGGAAAATTTTCTTGACACCGAATCAAAAATTGGCAGGATGGACAGAAGAAGAGTATAGAGATGCTTGGTCTTCTGCTCAGTGGGTCGGGCCTCAGCGTCCGGATATTGATCCAATGAGATCATTTAAGGCCCTCCAGGGCGAAATAAACGAAGGGCTAAAAGATAGAGACACCGCATCGGCAGAGCGTGGCGGCAGCGGAGACGCCCTTGAAAATATTGGACGACTCAAAGAACAAAATGCAGCACTTGCAGAGGCAAGGGGGCCCCTTGTCACTCTCGAAAAAACAACATACAGTAATAGTAAAAATGACACAAGATCTACAACAAAAACAATAGAGGGGGCTGGCTAATGGCGGCTGAAATAATACCTGTTGATGTGCCTGAAAAAACTTGGACAAAAGTCGCAACTGGGGTTGTGACTGGATTTTTAGAGATCCCCGAAAATATGGGACAATTCAGCTTTTATATGACATATAGGGCCACTGGATCAGCTGCACCCTTGGACTCTGACTTAAGGGACGGCTATAAGCGTAAAAAACTTTTTGTTGATAGCGTCCAGGAGCCCATTCAATCAACAAGCCCAATTGACATCTATATAACAAGTCAGGATTCAGACAAAAGCACCAACAAAACAGCAGTTATAAACGTGGCGGCGTCATGACAGTTATAGGCGACAGTCCCGAAAGCATAGCAAGGCCAGCACTAAAAGTTGGTGATGTCGGAGGCGGTAATTTTTTTGATATTGAACCGGATGGAACTTTTGTTAATTATGGAGACGGGACAACTTTTGACGAATTAAGCCAGCCGTTTATAGGTCAAAATTTAGCAACTGTGGCGGGCAGGGTTGATTATAATTACAACGAATTATCTCTTGATTTTGCAACAAATGCAAGATACCCTGAAGAACCCGTCGGAATAGTAACGCAGTCCCCGCATGCGAGAAAGGAGCTCTCTGATTTTTTTCCACATATACATTGGATACAGACAAGCGACAATGTCCCTAATATTTTGATTGAGTATAGACTTTATGATAGTGGTGAAACCCCTCCATCTATTTGGCAAAAATTACCTTTAACTTCTGCCAATTTAGTTTTCCCTTTTTTTTCGCCAAGTATTCAGCAAATATCAAGGATCAATCTCCCAATAGGCCATGGTGCAGTTTTAGGATTGAGTTGTACGATTGACATAAAGATTTATAGGGATTCATTAAACACAAGCGGTCTTTTCGCCGACGTTGACACTTACCCCGGTGTATGGTCGGCAAAATATTACGACATTCACTTTGAAAAAGACATGAACGGATCACGAGAGGAATTTGTAAAATGACAACAATCGGAGACGGCTCCGCCGGAGTAAATGAATTTGGCTCAATCATAAATGATGATTTTATCAATAATCAAGTTATTCAAGGTAATGTTTTTTCTTACCAGAGATTACATGATATAGCGATAGACCCAAACAATATTTTGAACTTGGTTTTTGATGCAAACAATGTTAATAAAAATAATTTAATTTACCTGCCCTTATTTTTTAATGCTATCGGCGGGCCGATAGAAGCAAGATTTTATCTCAACACTGTTTATTCCGGAGGAACAGATGTTTCAGCCGATATTTTTAATAAATATGTAACATTAATTAACCCCCCAGGCATGAAAATAATAAAAAATCCCACAATCGCACCAGGGGACGAAGGAATACTTGGGCCCGAACTAAGAATAACTTCAAATGGTACACCCGCCAGTGCGAGCAGCGGCGGGGAAACGACAGACAAGGTGCTTTCAAGACTTGAAAAAGACACGGTTTATTTAGTCCAGCTTACGAACAAAGACAGTAAGGCCTCAAATGTTACAGTCGGGGCAACATGGATAGAATTTGATTGAAAAATATAAAACTTTTACTAAAAATAAAAAAAATACAGGTGGTTAAGATGTGGAGACCGGACTTATACAAGTCGTTCAAAAAAATGCAATATATCTTCTTGGCGTGTTCATTAGTTTTTTTGGTGCTTTTTTCAGCATGTTTGTGGGCCTCTTTTTCAAATTCCAGCGGGAGCGTTATACTTATCTCAAAAAGCAACTCTCTGGACTCGAAAAAAAAATTGAAGAAATCAAAAAAGAAGTCAGAGAAGAAGTCAGAGAAGAAAAAAAAGAAACAGAAGAAAAACAGGAGCAGCTCGAATATTTACTTGGCGAAATGGGAAAGGACATCGTAAGAATCGATACTATCCTTAACCAAAATGAAAAAAGGTGTAATTGATATGAAAGTTGATATAAAAAAAAGTGCTGATTTTTTTCATAACAGCTTTAATCATGATATTGGCAAAGAATACAACAGGCAAATTGACAACATTAGTTTCGATGGTGTTTTCAATCCAAGGCGTCAATGTGGACCAACGACAGCTTTTATGTTTTTAGGCCGTGAGTCAAGCAAGGTTGACGGAGCAAATGATAAACAGCTTGCCTGGTTTATATCTATGATTGAGTATTCTGTCAGCGGAGAAAAAGCAAAATATGCCGTTGAGGTTATGGGAAAATTTCCCAGTATAAAAAAATGGACCTCTCAATATTGGGAAACTATGCAACACGGCATGAATCAAGTTTTAGAAGCTCAAAAAGTTCCTGGTAGATTTGAAAAAAAATTACAAATGAACTGGCTTGAATTTTTAGAAAAGCTTGAAAACGGTCCAGTTATGACAGATGGTTATAAAATTGACGGCTTACCCAGTGGTCATTTTTTTCTTGTTACTGGATTTGAAAAAGTTGACATCCCAGAGGGTGGTTTTTTTGTTTGTGCAGACCCCTGGTTTGGTAAAAATATAAAAAGATTGCCGTCAGAATTAAAAACTGCAATGGTTGATTATCAAAAAAGAATATTCAACCCTTACGGTAAAGAAGATCATATATCAGGAATGTGGTTTGAAAATGAATGAAAAAAACGAAAATGAAAAATGCATAACTCCAATCCGCTTTATGGGCAAGTCTTCTTTTTGGTTCATATGTATTATTTTATCAGTTATGGTTTTAATGGTTGTGATTAAATTTATACAAAGTGATTACAAAGTTATAGATCCTTTGTCAACTGCTGCAATAGGCGCTGCAGTGACTGTTTTTTCGGTTGTGTGGGGCGCGGCTCGCTGGGCGGATCATAACAAAGAAAAGCTTCAACTTCAATCACTGAATCATAATTTAAAAAAAAGTTTTGGCTTACCATTAGATAAAACTGAATAAAGGGAAAAAAATGAAAAAACCAAAAATTCCAATAATAGCATTAACATTTTTTATCATATTATTTTCGCTTTCCTGCAACACCTTTGAACCTGTAACCATTCCGGGAGAATTACAGGAATGCAATGATATGTATACACTCATGGCATTTTCCGTAAAAATGTCCGGCGGTCTTGGGAAGGATAAATCAGCAACCGCATTAACATTAACCTCTATGGCTTATCAGGATTGCAAGCAGGCCCGTCTGAAAGAAATTGAAAATAAAAAAGTAGCTTTAAAACAAAATCGTTTTCAAGATTGCAAAAAAATGATTTATGGACCCGAGCTGCTGCCGAAAGAATCGAATTACAAAAAGTATTCTGAATTTTTAGAATGCTTGGATAAATAGGAAGGTTTATCAATGGGAATTGCAGCATATTTCAAAAACATATTTGGAGACAAAGAAATTCCGGACGCCTCTCCGGATATTTTTGAAAGTGAAATTTTGCCAACAGACGAGCAAAAAGACCATCATTATTGGCATAACCGAATAGCTAAATCATTAAAATTTATGTTTGATGATCCAGCTCTTGATTGTATAATTATTTTTGGCGGAGAAGTGACCGACGGAGGGGCCGGAACAGTAAATATTTCAGCAGGTGCAGCGCTTAGCAAGAATAAAGACGGTGAAGTCAGAATTTTAGAAATACCGTCTCTTTTGGGAATCTCTCTACCTTCTGGCTGGGATGATGGCCGTCAAATTTGGGCAACTGGAGTCTACGACTTTGCTTATGGTCCGGGAGGAACTCGGCCGCATTTTTTGGGCTCTGGCGACTTTCACGTTGATTTGAAAGACAGCTGGATTGGAAACACGAGCAGTGATTCAACTGTTTCAGAATCGGACATTTTCGTTGATTCCGACCCCAATTCGTCACCTGACACAATCGTCTGCTGGGGCTCATTCACTATGACCGGAACAACTTTTGTCTCTTTGGATTCAGGAGAAAGGAGCCCGGTTTTTGAGGTTGGTGCTCCGATTAAAAACTTGAGTCTTTTGGGCCCAAACCGGACAGGAGATTGGCGCGTTGACGGGGAATTGCTTTTCGGTCTTGACGTAGCCTTAACGCGTAATGTAGCAAACCGCCTTGATCTTGTTGGCGGTGATAGTTTTAAAATTGTTTCGGGTGATTTGCTTTTTGGTGATGATGTTATTTTATCAAGGACGGCCTCTGATCTTTTGGCGCTGGCATCAGGCGATGATTTTCAAATCATTGACGGTCTTTTGCGTTTCGGCGTTGACGTTGCCTTAACTCGAAACGCTGCAAACCGTCTTGATTTAGTTGGAGGGGATAGTTTTAATATTGTTTCGGGAAGTTTACAGCATAACGGAACGCCCGTGGCGGGTTTTTTGGCAGATGGAACGCCTTATTTCATTACTGCATTTACGGGCTACTGGGTTGACGGTGATGATCTTTTATTTAATAATCCAAGTCCGAGTGCTGGGGATTATATAGACTTAAGCTCAATTATCTCAAACATTAATGATTTAATTGATGTTAAAATTAGAGCTCAGTCAACACCTAAATTCATACTTGACACAAGAGATTCAACCGTCAATGAACTGCTTCCAGATGTAATTTCAATAAATTCAAGTCTTGAAATTATTGCTGAAAGGTCTGGGACCACAGGGTCTTTCACAGCAGATGTTTATGTTTATTACAAATAAATCAAAAGGATAAAAAAATGGGAATAATATTCAACACACCAATAACAGACAAAAAAACAGGAATGAAAATCGGATACGTTAATGTAGATTTTCAGCTAACCGAAACAAACAGAAAGCTATCCATTTCAGGATACTTAAGAGGCCATACTGACATCGAAAGTTCAAAAGAAAATAACTTGCCGGGCATTGAACTAATCTTCGCACATAGGCTTGAAGCGGACGAAAATTTTATTATGAAATATGACAAGGGCAGTGTGAGGGATGACATCAAAGCTTCTTTGTATGATTATTTTAAAGCTATTCAGCCCGTTGATTTTTCTGACTCTGTTGATGATATTTAAAAAAAATTAAATAAAAAATAAATTTTAATAAAAATTATTGACAAAAAAAAAGTTTGTACAAAAATAAGATAATTTTTTAAAAGGATTTGAAATGATTAGAATTTTATTAGAAGGTGAGATCGGCTGGAGTCTGACCTCTGAATATGTTGAATATTACCTCAGAGAAGCTGCTGGCGCAGACATTGAGGTTGTCTTGGCATCCCCTGGAGGGTCAACAAGCGAAGGTGTAAAAATTTTTGACAAGCTGACTCAATATAAAAAAGATTACCCGCAGGCTCAAATGATCGCCCATGTTCTTGAGGCTTCAAGCATGGCCTCATATCTTCTTTCCAACCCTGCTTTTGACTTGCGAACCGGTCAGGAAATTTCTATTGGTATGATCCACAATCCCCAGGGGTTTGTTCATGGCGACTATAACGACCTGACGGAAGCAGCAGACTTTTTTAAGCGCATGACAAACATGTTTGCGAAAGGGTATTCAAGGCTTTTACAGACATCTGAAAACAAAATAAAATCAATGATGGACGCCGAAACCTGGTATATTGGCGGAGAAGAGTTAAAAGCTGCCGGGCTTATTGACGAAATAATCACAACCCAGTCAGAAAAAAATATTTCAGAAATGCAACTTTGCTGTGAAAGTAATTTTCAAGCTGTTATGTCAAAAATAAAATCTTATGGTTTATCAAAAGCTGAAATTTCTGAAACAATTAAAATGATTTCTAAATATGAAAATTTCAACCCTGGCAAAAGCTATAAAACAGAACAAAATCAAAATTTAAAAATGAACACAAACCGCCCTGCACAGGGTAAATCCAAAACGGAGGACTCTTTTATGGATAAAGATAAATTGAAAAAAGAATGCCCTGAACTTTATGCTGAAATGATTGCCGAAGGCATAAGGCAGGGCAAAGAGCAAGAAAAAGCCAGAGTTTCGGAGCTTATCGAAATGTCCGCAAAGCCAGAATTCAATATCCCTGATTTTCAGGCCCGCATTATGGAAGGAATCTCACAGGGAGAAAACAAATCCGAAGTCGTGCTTTCATTGACCGCAATGCTTGCGGGCAATACTAACATGGCAGCTGCTCACGAAAGCGCTAAGATTCCCTCGATAGTACCGGGCGAAAATAACACCCCGTCTGGAGAAGTTCAGATGAAAAGTAACGAATCAAAATTTTAAAGGAGAATAATCATGGCTGTTGAGACAGTACCGGTAAATGAATATAATTTTAGTGAAATAACAACGGGCGGAAACGGTGACACTCAGCCCCGAATAACCAACGGGCAAGGCCGAGCATTCAAGCCTTATGAAATAGTTTTGAGCAACGCGGCCCCGTATTATTGCGGTGAAGTCAGAGAGGCTGACGGTATTGCAGATGGAGCAAAAGGCAGGATCAACATTGAGCATAGACGCGTAATTCAGACAAGTCAAATTAAAAAAGACACAACTGCTTTTGCCGCAGGTGATGAGGTATTTTTTAAGCCAGGCGGATCGGGAGCAGCTGGCCTGATTGTTGCCGCAGCCGACAAAGCAGCGGGCTCAATTGCTTTTGGCAGAATCGAAGATGTGACCGGATCAGTGGGTGGAAGCACTGGCGCATATACATATTTATATATTCGCCCATATTCTTACAGCCCAAGCAGAGCACTGGAAACTTGATAAGGAAGGCATAAAATGAATGTAAAACTCGTAACAAAACAAACAATAAACGAACATGCGGAAATGAAGCTACAAAAAGGCTTTATTCCTAAAAGAAATAAGATGGCAGGAATTGTCTCACCTGGAATGATGAGCGCAACCGATCAAGCCGCAAGATTTGATGCAATGCAGAGAGCGGAAACCCTACACTCTGTCAATACAGTAATGACAGACAATATTATTAAATATGGCGGAGCGATGTTTGTCCCGCAGGAATGTGCAACATTAAGTCAAAACGGCAAACAAATCACAATGTCTGTTTACGAAATGATGCACAAAGGCCTTTTTGGCCCTGATTCAAGAATGTCAGCTAATACATTAATCACAGACTGGCAAAAGCTATGGGATGCAATGCGCATTGACATTTCTATTGCAAAAGAAGCCCGTCCGACAATAAGAGAAAATTTCTATAATGTAATCGATAATCCTGACGCAACCCGAACAATGAGCATTACCGAAATTTTTCCGCCTGCTTTTCCTTTTCAAAAACATAACGGAGAAGGACAGTCAGTTGTTCAGGGTGAAACCAGGGGCGGAGAAACCGAAACAGTCACTCATGATATTTTCGCAGTCGGCTTTCAAAAAACTTTGCTTGAAGATCTGTACAATTTGGCGCATGATCCGCAAAAATTAATTGAAGCGGTAACCCTGGGATATAATGCCACTCGTGATGACTATGCAATTAGCCCAATTTTAAATTTTGCTTTTTCTGGTGTTGATGATTCACAAACACCAGCTGATGCAACAGGAACCAACAGGCAGGAAAAATTATATAACACCCTGGAAAACGCCCTTGATCACTTTGCCCGAAGGACTGAGCCGTCTACAGGCAGGCACCTTGTGGCTGATGGCTTGGTCTGCCTTTGCGAGCCGGAAGATGGACGGCACATCCAAAGAGTTGTGAGCGGCTTCACCGGCCCTAATATTGGCGGTCAGGATTCACCAAAAAATCTTGGGCCTATCCCTCAAATTTCAACAATAGTCACTTATGACGGCGAAGTTATCCGAGGACGAACAAGAGATTATACCTTTCCGGGTGTAACAAGAGGCAAGTGCTATCTGATTAAGCCCAACCGAATGATGAACATTTCAGTCAAAAGAGACTTGCAGCTTGAAGTCGATATGCAGCCAGATGTCAACACACTAACCAGGGAGCAGCGCGCTTGGTGGTACGCCGAAGGAATCCATACAAGAGGGATTCAATATTTTGTGCAGGAAGTTACACTACCTGCCTACACCCCCAATCCATCTTAGAGAGGTAGAAAATGGATGATAAATATGTAATCTTAGAAGCAGAAAAATATACAGGCCTCACAGTGGGCAGCAATGTTTTGCCTCCTGGTGCGACTTTTCGCGAGTCAGCTTGGCCTTGGGGAAAGCCAGCCCTTGACGGAGCCGTAAAGGATGGAAGGTGCAAAAAAGTCACCGAAAAAAAATCAATCGATAATAAAAAAGGTGAGAAATAATGGTACTACTAAAGCCAACGGCGGCGGTCAAAATCGGCAAAAAGTTGCACCATTTGGCGGTCGGGAAAAAAGTCCCGGCCGCCGTGGCTGCTTATTGGGAAAAAAGGGGAATGATTGAAGCTCTTAAAAAAGCTGGTGTTATTGGCGAAAACAGCGAAAACAGCGGGAAAAAGTTTTCAGATAATATGAATAACCATTCCGGGATTGATAAGCCCAAAATAAATGAAAAGGTCAAGCAATAGTGGCTTTAAACTTTTTTGAAAGGATAAGGCGGGACAATAAACGAATTTTAAAAACCGAAATGTTTCCGATTACCCTTTATAACGCAAGCGGGGACTCTCAAGCCGGTCAAGTCCGGTTCACCTCCCCCGCCTTAAGCATCAATCCGCAAGGACTGCAAATAGTTTCAGAAAAGATTTCAATTGCTTTTTCTGTTTCCAGCTTTTCTGAAATAACAGGAGCAAATGAAAATTATAAAGGCTGGCAGGCTGAGCTTGAAATAATTGAGGGGCAGCTCTTGAGGCTGAAACTTGAAAACATTCATTTTGACAAAACTTTCGGGTATGTTTTGTCAACATTAAAGAAAATAAAAGGAGCATGATTTGTCTTTAATAAATCCAGAACCGGGGGCAATTCCGAAATTTTTATGGGATGTTGCGCAAGAAGACATTATTAGTGTCCTGGAAGAAATACGCGACAACCAGGCCGCAATTAATCCGGATTACAGCTTTGAGGTTAAGCATGATTTATATTTACCTACAATTGAAGATTTAGCAAGTTCAAATAATTTTGTTAATGTTTATATTTCAACAGTGTTTCCGGAAAAGGATTCGTTTTTTGAATCAAACCAGATTGTCCGATACCACATTGACAACTATGTCCAGGGATCAAACGAACTTGACCCAGGTGATCCAAATATTTTAATACCACCCGATCAGGCTGCGGTTGAAAGATTGAAATATCAAGTTGCAATGTGCTATTTCGCAATGAAAAAGTTACAAAATTATTATTTAAAAAATGAAACTATCTTTGAAAATAAAATAGACCCTGGCTCCTTGAGGATAACACTTAACCCGGTTGAGAATGCAGAAGATGGGGCCACACCGTACGCCCCGGCAAGAATAACTTTCGACTGCTCTTTTCCATATTTTGCCCAAGATCTAGAAGATTTACCGGACCTTGAGTCCGTCTTGATGAATCTGCCGACTTTTTCGGTCAGAACTAATTATACAACATAAAACAGGAGGCACACAATGCCATCTTTTAGCCAAGTACCCGAATCCGCCCGAGCGTCGGAAATCTATATCGAATTAAGAGGCGTCCGGGAGTCTCTCGCGTCTCTTTTTATCCCCCCAACTGGCGGAATGATTGGGCAGTATGACCCGGCAAAAACTGCCGTTGTGGATTATGAGCGCGTCAAAGTCGTTTCCGCTGATGACGTAGGAAATAAAGCCGGATTCGGTTCTCATGCTCACAGAATTGCTTTGCAAATCCCGCCTGCTGTTTTTCTTCAGGGCGGAGGCGTTTACTGGTTTCCAGTTCCTGAAGATGGCGCGGCAAGCGCAGCAGATGAAACAATTACAATTGTAGGCACTGCAACAAGCGCAGGAACTTTATTTATTTTGGTCGGCTCAGACCTGCTTTCTGTTGGGATCCCCAAGGGGTCAACTGAAACAGAAATAGCCGCAGCAATCGCTACAGCTATCACCGCAGATCAGAACTTGCCGGTTTCGGCTGTTTCTGCTTTGGGAGTCGCTACTCTTACGGCTAAATTTAAGGGAACCGCTGGTAATCAAATAAAATTGGTTCTCAACCCCGGCGGAGAAGTACAGGAAAATAAAGCCCCGGCGGGGATAACCGTCGCACTGGAAAATGCCGACGGGTATCTTGACGGCGGATCGACTGACCCGAGTGTCGAATCCGTTTTTTTTGATGGATCAGGTAATGATAAACTTGGTGATGAATGGTACACCGACTTCAATTTACCTTATACCGATGCCGCAAACATAGCCCACCATGTTGCAAGCGGCGAAGCCAGAAAAGACCCGGCTGTCAATCGTTTTTTTGGTTCGCAAGGTGGTTATACAAGGGAAACATTAACCCAGGCTTTGAACGTACCGGCAACGATAAACAGTGAGTGGATAGACCCAATATGGGAAAACAGGCTACACGCCCCAGCTTTTGAATTATCGGCCCAGCTTTTTGGGACAATCCTTGATGAAAAAAACAAAGCCCCCAATCGGCCGTATAAAACACTTGAGGTTGATTTGCCCGTTGATTCAAGCATTGTTAACCGCCGCACGGCTGAAAATGATGCATTATTCAGGGCGGGAATGGGCTACTGCAAAATTGATAGCTCTGGAAAACTCAGGCTTGGAGACATAGCTACATCATACCGGACAAATGATTCAGGCGGTGCGACAGAAGAGTGGTTCGATGCAGTCACAAGAGGTATAAGGCAGGCAAAAGCCTACTCACTTGAACAACTCTTTTTGGGTGAGGACTACCAAAGATCGGTTGTCGTTGATGACGCATCCCCCACAAAAATATCTTTTGCTCGAAAACCAAAAGACATTATTGCAGATGTGTCAAAGCTAATTAATGAACTGTGGGCCCCTTTTGGCTGGACAAAAAACGCAGATGAGGTTATTGCCTCTCTCACAGCTGAAATAAATTCAGGCTTTGCGGGCAGGCTTGACGGCGGTGTCGTCGATGATGATGGAAAAGCCCTTCGGATTGTCGCTTTTGATTATGCATATAAATATTAGATTTGCGAGGTTATGAAATGAATATAAAAAATTTCAATTATAAAAGTTTTGGATTTACAATTTTAAAAATAGCCCTTGTTGTCTTTGCCCTGGCCTTAATCGGCGACATGGCCGGGGCTGAAGGCGTTATTTGCGCAGGCCCATCCCTGGGAATTATTGGTGGTTCATTTCGTGAGGTAAAGTTTGCAGGAATTCCGCTGACTCCCGATCCTGAGTCGAAAGCACAGATAAAATTTAACACAGAAGAGTATGAGGTCAAGCTTGCATCCGACGGAACAAAGTATTCAACAGGGGCAGAAGATCAAGCAGGATTCGTTGAGCAAGATTTCATTTTTACCGGAGAAACCTTTTCTGAGTTTCAAAAAAAACAAGATGGTAATTTCTATTCAGGCAGCGCAACATTAAAAGACGGAACAGTACTGACTCTTGATTGCGCTATCAATGGAGAATTGATGTTAGATGACGGAAAAGCAACGGTAAGACTTGCCGGAGACGTAACAAAACAATAAAAATATAAAATGGAGTAAACTATGAATGAAAAAGAAGCTCACAAGACAATTGAAAATCTTTTTGATGTTCTTGAGGTTAGCCTCAATAAAGACAGCCTTGATGTTATAAAAGAACAACTCACCGTACCGGTAAAAAAAGAACGTCTCACCTATAACGAAAATGAGGACTTTTTTGAATACACGCTCATAAAGCCAATAAAGAAAATAGACAGCAATGAAACAATAATTTCAAAAATCAGAATTGAAGAGGCTGACATAAACGCAAAAGAAATTCTTGACGGTCTCGACAAAGGATCAAAAGATTTTACAGAGAAATCCTTCAAGGTATACTGTAAAGACTCCGAAGGGAAAGAAATCGACCTTGGATTTGTAGGCAGAGTCAAGGACAGAGACATGAAAACTATTTCAATCGTTATAGCAAGTTTTTTTCTTGGAGCAGCCCTTTAAGTCAAGGAAAGTATGACCTATCTTTTCAATTTGAAGTAATAGGGCTGCTAGTTAAATATTTTGAAGGCGGCTTGCCTGCTCGTGATCTTCAGGCCATGACTTGGCCAAAAATACGGCGATGGTATAGAATTTATGAAAGGCAAGTCGCAGAAGAAGAGGTCAAGGGTGAATTGAGTCAATCCGATAAAAACGGAAAAACAAAACCCATGCCTTCGCCTAAAAGAATAAGAGAATTAACCGACAAAAAACTTGCAGAATGGAGAGCAGAGCGTGGCCGCTAGCAGATTTTCATTAGAAGCGACAATATCTTTAATCGATAAATATTCAAACCCCCTTGGAGCTGCTGGCAATGCTACAATTGGCTTCTCTGACAAAGTTACCCGCCAATTTTCCCGCGCTGATAAATCGGCCAACAGATTGACCGGCAGCGTAGGAAATTTGGTCAAAGGTATTTTGGGCGCGGATATTATCCGGGCCACTGCTGGAAAAATTAAGGATTTTGGTGTTCAGGCTATTCAACTTGGTTCTGATTTAACCGAGGTTCAAAACGTTGTTGATGTGACTTTCGGAAAAATGTCAAAAGACATAGATACTTTTTCACAAACCGCCCTTAATCAATTTGGACTTTCTGAATTACAAGTCAAAAAGTTTTCTGGAACTTTTGGCGCATTAATTAAAAGTTCTGATATTGTCGGGGTAAAAATGAAGACAATGTCAACGGGCTTAACTGGGCTAACCGGGGACTTCGCATCTTTTTATAACCTACCGCATGAAATGGCCTTTACGAAAATAAGGGCAGGCATAAGTGGAGAAACTGAACCGCTCAAGCAGCTTGGCATAAATATGAGCGTTGCAAATCTTCAGGCTTTTGCTCTCTCCAAGGGCATAAATAAAAGTTATAAAGAAATGACACAAGCCGAAAAAGTGTTGCTTAGATATAATTTTTTAATGGCGAAATCAAAAGACGCACAGGGAGACTTTAGCCGCACACTTGACACAAGTTTTGCCAATCAGATGAGAGTTGCACAAACAAGACTCAATGAAGCCATGGCTAAAACTACTTTTCAAATTTTGCCTATTATGACAGATGGCCTAAAGCGGATAAATGAAGGATTAACTAAAATTGATCCGGTTGCCCTAGGGCAGGGTTTGAAAACCGCAATTGACGGATTTATTCTTTTAGGCAAAGCGATATATTTTATGTTGCCCGCAATCAAAGCAGTCGCAGCCGGATTTTTAATTTATCGCGCTGCCCTTCTTTCCGTGACTTTGGCAAAAAAAGCTATGCAGGGATTGAGCTTTATTCTTTATTTGATACAAATGAGATCAGTAATAAAACTTGCCACTATAGGGCATTGGGCGCAAACTAAAGCCTTGATTTCTCAAAAAGCCGTTTTAATCAAAACTGGCATTCTTTGGGCTGTTCACAAAATAAAACTAATTGCCACAACAGCAGCGCAATGGGCATTGACAACAGCCACAAATGCTTGGGCCATTGTCTCAGCGATTGCAACAAGCCCGACAATGCTTTTAGGTGCGGCTATAGCTTTTTTAACAAGCCCGATAACTCTTGTTATTGCGGGTGTAGCCCTTTTGGCTTACGGATTTTACAGACTGGTCAATGCAACCGGAGGCATAAAAAATGCATTTGTGGTTATCGGCAAAACCATAATGAAAGTTTTGCTTTCTCCTATTAATCTTGTAATGTTGGGATTAATAAACCTATTTAAGCTTATGTCTAAAATTCCAAAAATTGGCGGTGCTTTTAAAATGTCTGCTAAGGCAATGTCTAATTTACAGAAAAAAATAAACAAACCATTTATTATAACAGAGTTCGACAAAAAAACCAAAAAATCAAGAAAGCGGTCAAAAAAAGAATCAGCAAAAACAGCTCAAGACTTTTTTAATCCTTTCAATAAAATGTCTGATAGTTTTTTCAAGGGACAGAATCAAAAAGCCGATGTCACAAACGAAAAACTTAAAGAAAACATTAGCGCAATGACGAAACTTGATAGGGAGGCTTCAAAAAGGTCAAAAAAAGCCGCAGGGAAAGACAGAACAATGCTCAATCTTGCCGCTCTAAACCTTTTAAATCAAGATAGAAAAATAGATAAAAAAATAGAGATTGATCCTTTTCTTGAAAAAAGAACGAAAACGCCTTTTGAAAAAAAGATAGAAATTCTTGAAGCAAGGCAAAAGGGAGGCACAATCGGCGCGGGACAGGCAATGACCCCGCAAAGTCCGGTTTTTTTGTCTTCTCCGGCTTCACGGGGAATAAACAACACCATAACGCGGAATAATAATACAAACGGCCGCGTTGATGTTAACTTTAATAATGCCCCTGCTGGAACTTCTTTTGAGCAGTCAGGAACAATGCCGCCCGGCCTTACAATGAACACGGGGGTTGATTCCTGATGTCATACAAAGATAGGCTGCGCCCTGCGTCCTACATTCCCCCTGAAGGGGATGAGATTTTTTTTAATGTTGACACATTAGAAAGAACCGGAGGCAAGAAGGGCTTAACTCAAGAAATTATAGATTCAGGGGAATCGGTATCTGAGGACAGAGGCAACAAAGCCCGGATTTACCCCGTTGAAGCTTATTTTGTCGGCCCTGATTATGACATCCCTACTGATGAGTTTTTTAATTCTTTGTCACAAACTTACACCCGCGCAAATCCCGGAATTTTAGTACATCCCCGCTGGGGAAATATTCCCGTTATGCCCTTCACTTTTTCTCAGCGTGAAGAGCTTCTCAGGGGAACTCAAGTGGGCGTTGTAAGCGTTGTTTTTACAACAATTTTCCCGGAAAATTATCCCGCAACCGATTTATTAAATGCAAATCAAGCCGCTTTGAATGTTGACCTGCTTGAAGCTCTTACAGAATTATCAATTGGCAGCTTTCGCTTTGAAACTTTCGAGGCAATTTCAAATGCAATCAGCAAAATCAGAGAAGCCGTTTCCACAATTTCGGTCTATATGGAAGCAATCACAGAAGGGATACAAGCGGCCCAAGACTTGATTGAAAATATTCAAGGCGGTATTGAAGGGCTGCTTGACGACTTTGCAGGAAACGCTTTTCAAATCATGGCTGCAACACAGAGACTAATGAGAGCTCCCGGAAAACTTGTTGAGGGCACAATTTCCAGTTTTAATAATTACAAGTCTATGATTTTCGACTTGGCCGAAACTTTTAATGATGATGATGAGTCAAACCCTGATTCAAGAGTTAATAACGCTGTTATGATGCAACTGATAACCGGTTTTGGCGTTGCTGTCACTGCTGAAAACGCGTCACGGTCGGGGATTGCAACCGGGAATAATGCTCAGCCTACTGGAGCAGCTGGCGTTGCTGTCGAAACAGAAGCTCCGACAGTATCTCAATTTCTGGGAACTCCTGAACCGGTCGAAACAGGTGCGGGATCTCCAGGATTTACAAGCAGAAGTCAGGCTGTTAGTGTTATAGGTTCTATTGACGACACCTTGAATGTTTTTCTTGAAAATTTTGATCAAGCCAAGGAGCCCCTTATTGCTGATCCTGCTGAAATTGTTGACAAGACTTTTTGGGGCGATCATGACTTTTTTGATAACATCCAGGCTACAACAGAAATTGTTAATGAAATAATTTTAGTAAGCGCCTTTAATCTTGCGGCTGAAAAAAGATTTACATTGAAAAGTGAATCCGATTTAATAACAGAATGCTACAAAGCGTATAAAAATGTAGACAATTTTACTCTTGATTTTTTTGCAAACACTAACCAGATCGGTTTCGATGAATTTTATGGACTGCCAGCAGGTCGGGAGATAGTTGTTTATGGGTAGGCCAAAACAAGGCACAGCATACAATGTCCAACTTGGTGACAATATAGTCTCAATTTCGCTATTGGCCTATGGGTATGATCGCAGGGATTTAATAATTGACGCAAATCAAAGCATATTAAAAGACCGCCTGATTATTTCTGGTATTCCAACAATCTTTGAAGGGGATTTGTTGACCATTCCGGTTGATAATACAATCATAACAGAAACCGTGGAAACAATCCCGGCCGAGTCAATAGACGAAATTGCAATCAGGATTGACGGCACTATATTAAAAGGCTGGACTTCCTACACGGCTAAACGTTCAATGAATACAGTTGCAGATGGTTTTTCTTTTACCGCTCCATATGTTCCTTCAGATAAAAATAGCCAACTTTTGGACCCTCATAAATTTTATAACGCTGATTTGTTTGTGGGCGGAAAGCTATATATTTCAGGCATTACGGAAAAACACTCTCCTGATTCTGCAAGCAATTCTATTAAAATAGAATGCCGCTCAAAATCGGCGTCGGTCGTGGATTGCCCATCAATTGATCAAAAATTAAATTATTTTCAACAGACAATAAAATCAATTGCTGAGTTAATACTTAAGCCTTTTAATCTTGCTGCAACTTTTCCAGATGGGGACCCCGCGGTGGATATTGAGTTTCCAGAGGTGCAAAGAAACTTAACAGACACGGTTTTTTCTTTCCTGCAAGGGCTATCAAAAAAAATTGGCTTACAAATGAACTCTACAAGGCCCGGCGGTTTAAAATTTGAAAAAGCTAATCTGTCAGGTGATCCGGTTTTAAACCTTGTCGAAGGCAGCCAACCACAAATTAACGTTGCTGCATCTTTCGACAGCTCAAAGCGTTTTTCTGATTTTATTGCTATAGGCCAGGGGCGCGGTCAAGAAGATATTACGGCTTCTGTCAAAGATAGTTCTGTTTCTATTTTTCGTCCTACTTTTGTAGACGCAAAGGACTCTACTTCAACAAATGTTCAGACTGCTGCCGAGTGGGCAAGATCAAAATCACTTGCCGCAAGCGCTTCAATTTCCGTTCGTATCGCCGGGCATCTTGATAAGCGAGGTCAGCCTATTGTCGAAAATGAAACAATTACCCTGAAAGCTCCGCAATCCTGTATTTTTAATGAAACAAAATTTTTGATTGAATCCGTGGAGCTTGGTGGCTCCGAAAGTTCAAAATATTCTGTTTTGACTTTAGTTTTGCCTGAGTCATACACCACAGATTTTCCGGAGGCTTTCCCATGGTCTCGATAGTTAAAATGTTAAATGCAGTAAAAAAGACTTTTCAAAATGCCCCTGGTGAATCTATTTCTGTTGATACAATTGGAAGAAATGGAAGTCAGGGCAGTGCAGAGCTTTACACACTTCCCGGCATTATTTCCTTGCCTCAAGATGAAGAGTTTGGGATTGTTAAAAATGTTAAAGGGGTCAATATTGTTATTGCAACGAATAATTATAAATTAAATATTGTTCTTGAAAAAGGAGAAACACAAGTTTTTTCTGCTGATGCTAATGGTCAGGTATTGGGAACCCTGAAACTTGACAAAGACGGCAAGGCAATTTTTCACAAAGGAGAAAGAAGCGCGGCGGCGTTCGATAAACTGAAGGCGGGATTTGATCAGTTAAGGGATGATTTTAACGGGTTTCTAACTCACGTTCACCCAGGAGTCACCCCCGGTTCTGGATCGACAGCACCACAAACTACAACAGGGCCGTCAAGCGCAAGCATTGACGACAGCGAAGTCGATACAGTTCTATTGCCATAAAGGAATATTATGATAGTTAACAGCGGAGACATTTTAATAAAAAAACTCGACAGCGGTGAAGTTGACATGCAGTATATAAACGGCAGCCCTGAAATGACAGAAGGGTTTGAATCATTTATATATCTTGCTGTTTTTGGTCGTGACTACTGGGCAAACTCCATAGTTGACACCGAATCCGAAAAAATGCAGTCCGATTTTCCTGATGTTATAGAAAGAAATGTTTTGAATGACAAGACTCGTAAGGATGGAAATAAAGCACTTGGAAAAGCTTTGTCTGTAATGATTACAGAAAAAATGGCCAGCAAAATAACCGTTACTGGTCAAATATTATCAAACAATAATATTGGCTGGACGGTTGAAATAAAAACCTTGACAGATAGAACATTGAAATATTACATTAATTGGCAGAAAGGCGTCATTGACGCCGGGCTAATAACAAACTAATGAGGTTTTAAAAATGCCACTCCCGATTATACCGTCAATCAAAGAAATATCTGAAAGGATTGTCTCTGATATTGATTCAAAAATAAATCAAAACACCCCTTCTTTTATGATTGCCTTCAATAAAGTTATTGCCCGCGCTAATGCTGCTTTTCACTATCTTCAATATATGGCCATATTGTGGGTTTTAAAACAACTATCCCCCTTGAGTTGTGATGAGGACATTTTGCCACTACATGGAGCATTGACAGGGATTGAGCGAGGGAAGGCCGTAAAAGCAGTTATATTATGCACTGTGCCAGGATCAGGGCCTCAGGTCGATCAGGGCGTTTTATTTCAAGGTCAAAATAAAATTGTTTATTCGGTAACCACTACAACGTCCATAACAGGCGGAGAGGCCTTAAATGTGCCAATGCAGGCCTTGGAGTCGGGCAATATCACCAACCTTGCAAACGGAGAAGTTTTAAATATAGTTCAAACGACCGCAGGATTAAACGGAACCGCAACGGTAACCGATACCCAAACTAGCGGAGCCGACCAGCAGGCAAAAGATGTGTACGCGGCAAATGTTGATCTTGGTTACCGCACGCGCTATGTAACGGGATCCCCGGCAGGGTATGCAGAAAACGGATTAAAAACTCCAAATTTTATTTGGATTGGCGTTTACTCCGATCCGGTTTTACCAACAACCGTAATTGTTTATGGGAAAGTCAGCAATCAGCCCGGCGGAATTCCTACGGCGTCCCAGCTTGACGAACTTAAAGAATATCTAAGATTTGACCCCGCCACAGGCAAAGAGTATAACAGGGTGACAGGTGATATTTTAGACACAAGAGCAATAACCAATAGAGAGTTCGACATAGAGGTTTTTATAAATAAAGGCACTCCAGACATTGAAACGCTTGCTGAAAATGCCTTGAATTCCTATATTGATACATTAGCACCTTTTATCATAGGAATATCATCCGTAAGAAATGACACGCTAACCGGGACCGAAGCGGCAAGCGCTGCAAATTTTGCCGTAAGGAATGAAGGGGCATATATTACAAAAGTTGTAGTCACGGACGTTGCCGCAGGTTCAGTAATTGACTCTTATACTTTTTTCGGCGGTGAATTCGCAGTTTTCAGAAATATAACTTTCACGGACGTCCCCTAAATGATAGAAATTATAAAAAAAACAATGCAGAGACTATCCGGGCGGATTTTCGGTTTTAACCCGGTTGAATATTATCCAAAATTGTTAGAAGGGCTTGCGGCGGAACATGGCAGAGTCCGGCAATACAAAGACAAGGTTTTGTCTGCCGTTGTGGTTAACGATCAAACAGACCCCGATATGCTTAATGATTTAAACAAAAAATACGGAATTCCAGTCACTCTCTCCGGTACTGACCAAGAAAAGATTGACCGCATAATAGAAAGGGCAACCCCGACCGGTTACCCCGGCCCGGAATGGCTCCAGGAGCAGCTCCAGAAGGCTGGGTATGAACTCTATGTGCATGAAAACACCGCTGGTGCTGATCCGGCTGGAATAGAGGGCGAGCTGATTGTGGGATCCCCGCCTTTCGGAATAAGGCGGCTTGCAAATGGATGGGGAATAGGTCGCTGGGGTGTTGCCAGATGGGGGGCACCAAATCCGCCGGAAATAAACCCCCGGCCCTATGTGTATGAGCGGGGCACTGATCCTATTTACTGGGTTTGTTATTTTACATTATCGCCTTTTCCGGATAGGTTAGCCGTTGACGATTCGGAATTTTTAGAGACAACGGCGGAAAAATTGGATTATTTGAAGAGGTTGATCATTGAGTTAAAACCTCAAAGCAGATGGTGTATATTGCAGGCAAAAGCAGTTTAAAATACTTTCTTTTTCATAGTTTTTTCACTCCTAAATTTATTTTGCCCGCCCTTTATAGAGGCGGGCTTTTTTTACCTCCTTTGCAAACCTCTTTTACGTAAGTCATTAGCTTCAATAAAAAACCTTTGATTCATTAGCCCATCTTCACTTTCAACCCTTTCTTGTTTTATTTTTCCAATTATGATAACTCCTGATCCCTCATGGATAAATTCCCTTGATGATAAAAAAATCTTTTCAGAGCAGACAACGTCAATTTCATTAAAAACAGACTTTTTTTGATTTTTGGAATCTTGAGAAAAAGAAAGGATAAAATTTGACTTCATTTTACCGTTTACAACTTCCATTTTTGGAATATTTTGTATAAACCCATAAATTGTAACATCTGAAAAATTACACATTATTCACCACCTTTAATTCCTAAATTTATTTTGCCCGCCCTTTGTAGGGGCGGGCTTTTTTTTACCTCCTGTTTAATTTATAATAATTTTAGTCAATAATCATGACCACCCTTTTACCGGGGTTTTCTCTCTTCATTTGTTCCGCCTTTTTATCAATTCCAATTTGGGTACTGGTTTTCATGTCTACCACAAGGGCGTTGTACTCAAAATCAGTCAAAAGATTACAAAGAAGCTCTGAAAGATAAGATTTACCGATCCCTGCTTTTCCACTCATTTCGATAGTTATGTATGATTTTTCATTTTGTGCCATTTTGCCTCCTTATTCATTTTCTAAAATAAAAATAATTTGCTTATAGGGATTTTAATTTCTCTTGAAGCTGTTCAAGACTTTCTTTGCTCTTATTGGAAAATTCTTCCATTTCGTCTGCAACTTCATCAAGCAATCCGTTTGAAATGTCAGCTGCAAACCTCAAAGCCCTTTCTCGGGTTATGTTGTCGATGCAATCAATTTCAAATTCTTTTCTATTGCCTGGGCCTTCAAAATAATCAGATTTTTGAAAGTCATCTTCATATGAGAGATAGTTCTCTTCTTCTGTTTCAATTAAGATTAAATTGTCGCCTTTGTTTTTCCTGCATGTTAAATAAAACCAAGAATAATTACAATCTGAAAATGTTGTGCTAAATGTTGTGCCGGATGTATCATAAACTATTTCAGCGTTTTTTCTTATTGCCTTGGCTACCTCAACGCAAGACTTTTTTAGTTTTTCCGTTGACCTGCTTGATTCTGAGCCGACACGCTCAAGCCTTTTTAAGCTGTTAATAATGCTGTTGTCTTTTTCCATGTTTTTATCCTTACGGTTTTAGTCCGCCGACTGTTTATTTTTAATCGCCCCTTTCGGGGCGCGTGGTTTACTCTGCTTCAGCTTGAAGTTCACAGTTTGAAGCCTTTACCCAAACCATCTTACAATCTAAGTTTTCAAGATGTAGCCAAAATCCGTCTTTTCTTTTTTTTACATCTTCAACTATAGTTGGGCATGTTTCATCATTTTGATCTTTATAATAAACATAGTCTCCTTTGCTGAAAATGCTTTTTGAAGGATTAAGCATTCTTAAAAGTTCGACTCGTTTTATTATTGTTTTTAAATGAATGCCCTTGTATTTTCGTAAAATTTTAGATTTGGCCCAATTAAAATGAATTTTATCTTGATCCATTTTAAATTCAATAAGCTTTTTTATGTAATGCTGTCTTATTTCTTGATTTGTCATAATCTTTCCCCTTGCGCTTGTCGCCGCCGCCTTATTTACAATACTAATATACTAAAAATAAACAACAAAGTCAAGCCCTGATTCAATTTTTTTTGAATTTTTTCACTTTTTTTTAAAAAGAGGAAGGGGTCACGGGGGAAACAAAAAAAAGAAGACCATTTCTGATCTTCTTTTTTTCGCAATTGGTAACGGTTTAAACTATCAAGAGGTAAACAATGAGAAATAAATTTAATACAATGTTGCGGCATCAGCTATAAAAGTCAAGAATTTTTCATAAAAATTTTTCTAAATTTCTAAAGAATCATCTTTTTTCTGATCGTTTTTTTCTTGGGCATCAGGTCTTTTTTCGCTTTCTGTTTTTACTGCATCAGTTTTAATTATTTCAGCGTCTTTAATATCATCATCAAACTGAGAAGCTGCACGAGATAAGACTTGATCCGCTGCTTGATCTCTGTTTTCGGGCGGCTCTTCTTGCCATTCCTGATAAACTGCGGTTGCGTTGCGTACTTTCATGAAGGGTTTAAAAAAAGTTTTTCCGGCCGATTTCATCAACATTTGCGCCCGATCCCCTCCGGCATAGGGGCTTGTTATTTCATAGTCATAGATTTTCTTTTCCCATGTTCCCTGCCCGCCTTTCCCCGGCAAAGTTTTAATAAAATATCTTCTCCCCAGACCGTCAGTCTTGACTTTCCCTTCGGTCTCAGCCAGAAGGAATTCTCCCCATTCTTTGAGATAACTCCTGTAGGATGCCGAATGCTCTTCTGCTTTTTTCATTAATGTTCCAAGGTCGTAAATTTCACCTATTGTTCTTTCGCTGTCTGTCTTTGTGCCCATTACGACGACTTGAATTATTTCCCCGCGTGGGCTTCCGTGGCTAATTATATCGCAATAAAAATTTTTTTTAATTTTCCCGGATTCTTTTTTATCATTTTTGTGAATGCAAAAAATGTCTATATCCACAAAAGGCGGGTTGTGTCCCGTGGTAAGTCCAGTAGTAAAGCACTCAACGGCCGGTATAAACTCGCAAGTTCCATTAAACGGCACCAGTGAGCCCATGGAGCCAAGCTCTGCGGCATAATAAAGAGACTCCGCAAGCCCGTGAAAAATTGACTCTCTGCCCTCTTCACTTTTCCAAACCTTCGCCCAATTGTCACCTGATAGATTAGATATATACCTGATATTTTTTTCTATCAGTCTTTGAGTCTGTTTTTTTTCGATGAATTGAGCGCCAGAGTTTGTTAAAGCAGCCATATTTTGAACCGCCCATGTCATCACCTCATTTTTTGCCGGAACAGCCCTAAGTTGCGAAATGGGTACAGCGGGCGGGGCTGCCTTTTCAGGCTCTGAAGCAAGAAAAGTTTTTTCGGCTTCTTCTTTATTTTTACCAGCCCCCTTTTTCCCGCAGTCGGGACAATGGTAATAAACATATTCTTTATTGTCTTTTGTTTGTGCCTGATTTAGGCTTAAGTCTTTATTGCAACATTTCATTTTGTTTTCTCCTTGGTTTTATTTTTCTTGGCAAGATATTCATTATAATTTATGCGCCTTATTACGCACAAATTTAAAAGTAAACTACATACTAATCCAATCAAATAAAGACCCCAAAAATCAAGAACAATTTCAATTGGCTTTAAATTAAATATATTTTTATTATATACTACCGGAAAAATAAAACAAAAACTAGCAATAACAATTAATGTTTTTTCTCTTCTTCCATACATGGTCTTACTCCTTGTTTTTATTTTTATAGAAATAACTTGTCTCGATCTATATTAATGGGGCATTACCCATTCAACATCTAAAAGCTTGCATTTTTTGAAAATATCTTCATTTCTATCTATTTGAGCATAGCAAATCCCTCTTGAGACAAATGTCAATGTATTTTTAGCAAGCATGGCTTTACATATATCTCTACAAGCAGGCCGATCTTTGCCAAGATCATAATTTACATAACAAATAATATGTAAATTTTCTTCAAGCATATTTATCATTTTTTCATAATCTCTTGATGTTTTATACATGGCCTTACTCCTCACTTATTTTTTTTCTTTAAAGTCAAAAGCTTCAAAAGTCAATATAAATTCAATGTTTTTATCTCTACGCCAGGTTGTTTTCGCAAAAGAATCGCTTTCAAAAATTTTTCCGTTATTAAGTTCAATTTTTATTGATAATGGAAAATGAAACATTATATCAAAATTAAAAAAATCTTTATTTCTTACAACCTCACAAAGGGGGATCGCTATTTGATTTTTTTTTTGAGAAATTGAAGCCCCTTTTATTTCGGTATCATTTAAAAATATTTTTACTATTTGATCATTAAATGAATCAATATTTAATAAAGGTTTTTGTTGAAATAAATTTTTTTTAGTAGGGCAAAATAACATGGTCTTACTCCTTATTTCTGCTTTCATGCTAATATCCAACGATTTCAACGAATTTTGAATTAACCCTTTCTGCATGCCCGTCTTTGAATTCAATAAAAAACCACAAACTTTGATCTTCTTCAATATAAGGCATTATACTTTTTATATAATTTTCACCTGCTTTATAATAAAGATTGCCTTGGGCAAGAATCAAGATATTAATTGCTTTTTTTTCATAACACATTGACGGAGGCAGTATTTTTGGTCCCATTGGCCTAAAGTCAAAATCAAAAAAGCGGATAATAATTTCATTATTTCCTTGTTTTACCGTCCTGCTTTGCTTTTCCATTATCATAGATTCATTATCAAGAAAAACAATCTTGACTTTTAGAAAAATATCTTTATTTAAAAAATCTGCAATTATTTTTTTATTCAATAACTCTAAAGGGATTTTTATTTCTTTTTTTTCATTTGAAATATAAAATTTTTTAATTTCAAAGTCGTTTATAAATAATTTTTCTATCCCTTCTACATAAACATTTGAACAGCCATTTATCATGTCTCTAACCCCTCACTTATCTCTAAGTCCTTCTTCAATCCCTCAATATCAATCGAGTCAATTTCTTTTGCCTTCAAGGACACAACCGGTTTTCTATTCTCCGGAACTTTTTTGACCAGCCCTTTTCTGTTAAAATAATTCAAAATAGTTTTTGAGTCTTCACGTGCTCTAATTTCTTTCAATCCCATGACTTGATCATAGTCTCCCGTTTTTTTCCACTTCGCAATATTTAAAAACTGCCCTTCGACAACTCCTTTCAAAAGCCCTGTTTCTTTCAGGTGTGCAGCCATTCTTTCGTCACAATCTTCTTTTACTCTTTTCCATTTACGTTCTTGAGACGAGGCCTTTATTCTATCCCTGGATACTTCCAAAATCTCAACAAGCTCTTGGCCAGATATTTCTCTAAAGTCATCTTCAATCCTGGGATAAAGAGACATAATATCCTTTGAATTTATAGCTAAATTTTTCGGAGGTGTCTTTTTTTTCATACATTTCACCATATGTGATGCCAATTGAAGCAAATCTTCTTGATGGCTTTTATTTGCCTCAATTTGCCAATAACAAACTTTAGAGGTATCAAAGATCAGTACAACATAAGCGACATCAACTCCATAGACCAACATTTGAAACTGAACCTGAAAATAAACTTTTAACGGTATGCCCTGCCACTCCTTAAGGGCTAAATCATAGCCGGAATATATATCATGTTTGCGTGACATGGCTGAATAAAGACCGGCGCTTTTTGCCTCAATGAGAAAAGGCTTTTCAAGATCAATTATCAATCCGTTCGACTCTAAAACTATTTTTGTTTTTTTAGTATTTCCCTTTTTCCCGGTTTTCTCTTTTTGCTTTAAATAAAAATCATCAGGAATAAAAGTTCCATTAACAGGATCATAGACACAATCAGCATGAGCAACCCCAAACACAAAAGACGCCTCAGTGTTGTGCCTAAAATGCGTTGTATTGTACGAGCGGGGGTCAACACAAACATTCTGACCGGTTTGCACTCTCTGGAGTCTTTGTTCAAGGGCGTGAAGCTGGAACCCCCTGTAAAATTCTTCAGCGATTTTTTTATCAATATTATCGGCGATAAACTTATAAAGGGCCATGGGCTCCAGGTAATGCCCCATTTCAGCCGGAAAGCTTGTCTCCCATGGTGGCGGGTCAATCTTTTGATTGTATAGGTCAATGGCCGTGCATGGATGACGTTTGCCATCTTTTGTGTATGCTGCAAGCGATTCAATTTGACGTTCGGGGTGAGGGATCAACCATGGAATATCTGAAGCCCCGATTGTTAATTCTCTGGATTTTTCAAAATTAGTTATGTAGTTGTATTTCATTTATTTTTTACCTTTCAACCACTCTTCTTAATTGATATATTGCAACCCGGAAAATTTTCTTTATCCTGATCTATATTCGTCTGCTTAATTTCTTTCTCCATTTTATTCAAAGCTTCCCATATGCGAAATCGTCTCTCTTTATTTTTTCTGTCATCTATTTCAAACTCATCTACACCTGAGCAAAAATAATCATTCGTAATAATGTCTTTTGAAAAAGTTTTTTGATTCCTGTCCTTAAGCCACTTTTCTGCCTCTCTCTCAGGATTTGGGTCAAAATTTTCTTTTTCGATCCCGTCCGCCCATCCTTTTCTATAGCCTTCGGCGAAGCTTTTTTTTCTTATGTTTTTTTCGATGGTCTTATGTTCTGCCGAGGGCTCCACTGGCGGTTCAAATTCAATTCCCATTTTTCTAAGATCTTCTGTTTTACCCAAATTAGATATTTCTGAATGCTCTACTGATGTTTTAATTTTGTTTATTTCATTATCTTTGCTCATTTTTTCGACATGTTCTAAAATAGTTTCAAGCGTAAAAACAGGAAATTTTGCAAACATTTTTTTTTCTCTTTTTGCAATATTAATCGAAGCTTTGCACATACTCTTGGCATGGTTTAAAATCTTTTCTTTACTCAAGTCAACTGAAATTTCATTATCTTTACTCATAGCCAATCATTCACCCCTTTTTTAAATTTATTTTTTATATTTAAGCCAGTCAAGCTTTTAGCAAGCAATTTTTGTTTGTCGCTGACTGACAACTCAATTAAATCTTGATCGGTGCCCAGTCCTTTTTCAGAACTACCACCGGCCGCCATATCGCCATTTTTCAAAGACTTAATTCTAAAGGCTTCGCTGTCATCTTTTCCGGGACCCCCAGTTTCCAAAATTGAAGCACCCTCTTTTTCCTCATCCAGAAAAACGAGTTGACCGTCAACGAATTCAGGAAGCTTTCTTTTGTTTTTGTCAACCGGCTTTCCATCTCTCAAACCGGTTTCAAAATCATAATTGCATATCCAGCAATATTTATTTTTTGGAGAATTGACCACACCGCAAGGGCATATTTTCATTTTGAGATCTTCGGATTCTTTCTCGGGCGGAGTGTAGTCCGTGTCAAGGCTCCATTCTCTATCAAGGCTTGGGCGCCCGTGAATAAGGGTGTTTCCAACACAATCAATTAACACATAATTTTTCTTCCCTTCTGGAGGGTTGGGCCGTGCTGCTCTGCCGTTTAATTGTATCCATATTTGTAGGGATTGAGTAAGTCTTAGCCACACGGTACCATAGAGGCCCGGAACGTCCATCCCCTCAATGCCGATTCCAACAGATAATAAAATATTTGTTTCTTTTCTTTCAATCCTTTTTATTATTTTATTTCTTTCGATCCCCGATATTCCTTCATAAAAATAATCGACAGCCCAGCCCCGCCCTTCAAAATATTCTTTCATTTCTCCGGCGTGTTCATGAGTTTTACAGGGTACCATTGCAGGCAAGCCGTTCAAGACCTCTCTGTAATAAGTTTCAGGATCGCCTATTATTTCCCTGTTTTTTAGTAATTTTGCTCTGGCTTTTTTTCCTTTTTCCGGGGTGTCGGTTATATGCTCTCTATGATGTTCGGGAAGTATAATAATTTCTTCACATAGAAAGCCTTTCTCGATTGCCTCGGAATTTTTAATGGGCTGTAATATAACGGTGTAAAACTCGCCAAGAGGCTGATTATCAAGTCTGTAGGGGGATGCGGTTAAGCCGAAGCGTAAACAATGGTTAAAATGATTATATATTTTTCTTATAGATTCGGCAGAGCTGTGATGTGTTTCATCAGTTATTATTTCGTCTATAGATTTCACAAATTTTTCAGGCAAAACAGGCAAAAGATTTGCGAGGCTTTGAAACATGCATATGTATACATCTTTATTCCTGCCTACAAGTCCGTCCTGATTTATATATCCATAATTTATTTTTTCAGAAGAACACTCCTGAATCCACTGATTGAAAATAAGGTCTTGCGGTACTATAACAAGAAGCCTTTTATTTAGCTTGATTCTATCCTTGATTACTACTATAGACATTTTTGTCTTGCCTGTACCTGCGCCCATTACAGGCAGGGGGTGTTGTGAGTTGTTCAGCTGAGCGTTTACCCATTCACGGGCTTTTTGTTGGTATGGTCGGAGGTTTATCAATTATTTTTATTCCTTAATTATTTCTGTCTTTTCCAAAATAAGCCTTAATTCATCCCATGTATTAACAACAAGCACACAATTCCCCGACTTCCTGATTTTTTCATGAACCGTTCTTTGTTTATCCGTCGGCTCTTCACCCGGTTTTTTTAACTCTACAAAAATAGTTCTTCCTTTTCCACAAATAACAAGGTCAGGCGTGCCGGGAACTAATCCCATTTTTTTAAAAAAGTTCATCATTGAAGCGGAAAGTTTTTTATCAATCTGAAAAGTATTAAAAACCATCATTGCGGTTTCGTTCATGGGGGCGAAAAAAAACAGATCGTTCGGGCCTGCAAGCTCTGTTAAGTTTTTGATTATCTCTTTTTGAATGTCGGATTCTTTCATGGGTTTAATCCTTTTCGCTTTCTATAAAACTTTTTATGTAATTGAAATCTATATTTAATAATTTATTTTTTATTCTTTCGGATCGGGTTTGTATATTCCCATCAACCAAAAGAATATCTTTTGTTTCTCTAAAGCCAATCCATATATCAGCCCAATCTTCCTCATTATCATCAACTTCAATGCAAGCATTGTATTTTTTTAACAAATCTGATAATTCATTAAAAAAGTTTTCTTGTTTTTTTTCCATTGTTTAATCCTTTATTTGCTTAGCAAAATAATCACATCGGGCATAAGCCAAAACAGTTTTAAAATGCTGTATAAAATTTGGAATTTTGAAACTGAATAAGCACCTATTCTGAGGCTTTGGGGTATTATAAAAATATCGACAAGAGCAACATGGTTTCGTTTTTTTTTCCATTACTTCATCCCCACAGCCTCTGCATATTTTTCAAGAGTTGAAAACTTAGGATTATCCGCATTCAAAAACCCATGAACCGTTTTAGGATCAATTCCCATGTTTTCCGCAACTTTTTTAGCGGTCAACTCTCTTACTTTGTCGTTAACTTGATCAGCGAGGCCAAGCGGTCCATAAATATAATTGTTTAGTTGTTCGACTGTGGGTCTTTTTTGATATTTTTTATTTTTAATCATTTTTTTCTCCGGAAAATAATAAACAAGATTTATTTATAAATAGATTATGTCAATAAAATTTTTATTTTATTGACATAACTTTTTGGCTATTTTTTTAGTGTACTTGTTTCTTGCAATTTTATATTGTTCATATGTATATTTTTGAAAAAAAGCATTTTGATTAACCCACTGAGCGAGTTCGTTATAAATCCTTTGACCTTTAATATTTTCATGTCTCATTAGATATGGCCTGCATTTCATTTTTTTTAAAAAAATTAATCTTTCCACAGTATCCTCATATGTTGAATTGAAGCCAGCTAAAACATAAACAAAAGGCCAGCAGGGTTTATGTCGCCTTAAAATATTAAGCTTTTTTTCAAATAAATCAATATTGCTAATGTGGTCAAGCGCTAGTCTCAGTTCTGAAATACGAGTTTTACTGATAATATTAGCTATTTCATCAGTGATAAGCCTAAAGTCAAGACCCTGATTGAAATCAATTTTGACTTTTTCTTGTTGTGCCTGTTCGCAAATAAGTTTGAAATGCTCAGGAAGGGCAAGTATGTTGTTATCCATCAATACTACTTCCCGCGCTTTCCCGTCCCAAATATCATAGAGATTCCTATCAGCCCGGATGTGCCCCTCTTTTTCCGGGACAAAACAAAACGGACAATTTCGGATACACCCTCGTGTCGCAAAATCCATGTTAATTAGGGGGCGGACCCGGTCGATCTCGGGCGGCAGTACTGATTTAATATTGTACCCGGTACCGCCGATCATTCCGCGCCCCTGGCCAATTATCCAATCCCATTCATACGCTTTTTCTCTATTGGAGGTAAAAATGCATGATACATAAATAATATCGGAATTGCTGCTAGCAAGTGGAAAATCTTCAATTACAGTATCACCTCGATTCATATGATACCTTTTTATTTTTTCAATGGCCAAATTATAAAAATGTTTTTTTCCTTTCCTTTGGTAATTTTTATCTATATTTATTATTAAAACTTTCATTTTTTATTCCTTATTTTTTCACTTATATTTATACAATCCCAACACCTAATAAGTTTTACGGGAATTTGTTCAGCCTGTAGAATGATATTTTTGCCACAAGTACATTTGTATTGAATCGCACAAAGATTTTCTGTTGTCTCAAGATCAGGGCGTCTTTTTACTCGGGCCATTGCTTAGTCCTTTTTATTTCCGGGTTATAACTCTCTGTTTTTTTTCTGAGAAGATTTTGCGACACCTCTGTCTCATTGCAACTCTGTTCAAGTTCTAACATTATTTTTCCGAAGTTTTCAAATCTCAGCAATCTTTTAATGTGAAATTTTTGCTTTAAACTAAGCTTACTTTCAAAAATTTCTTTTTCATTCATCATTAGACTCCTTATTTTTTTTAGGGTTAAAAAGTGGACACGCCTTCCCTGTCCAAAACACAGGGTCTTTGCTTGACATAAAAAAGCAATTTGAAGCTTGCCTCATTATACCATTCTCATCATGCACAATAAAAATTTTATTTTTTTTGTTATAATTAATGCAATTTCCGCAAACTTCAATCTCATTCAACATATTCGATATTTTTTTTAAAATAGGGAAAATATCAGCTGAAACTTTTTTGAAAGCCTGACTTAATTCATTTGGAAAATGTTTGCAGGCAAGTCCCAAAACATACGACTGGTATTCGAGACTTTTTTTTATTTCATTTTTTTCTTCATTTGTCAATTCTCCAAGTCCTTTATTTATGCAATATTTTTCAAAAATTTGTTTTTCATTCATGATTAGACTCCTTAATTTTTTTAGGATTATAGCTGCCTTCTCTTTTTATTAAAAGACTTGGTATGTCTTGAGGGGTAATTTCGTCATTAAAAGAATATGTTTTCCCTTTATATTTTAAATGATAATAAAAAAAATTTTTATTCATGATTTAATCCTTGATAGAACTTTTATTCTTGTGCTGTTTACAGTCCGCCCCTTTTAAATCCAATAAATTTCACAGCAGCACAAATATTTTTTTTGATATTTTCTTTCATATCAGATAATAAAATTTGCAAAGAAAAAATCTGATATTCATATGTGCCACGCACATAAACCCCATATTCAGAATCAAAGTCAAAGTTAAAATTTTTCGACAAACAATATTGTTTATAGATTTCCTCTGGCTTCATGGGCTACTCCTTTAAATATTTATTTGCATTTTTAACAAAAATACTATCCATCCTAACGGGTGATAAAACAGATAATGATTTTTCAAAGTCGTGGCGGGCTTTTATTCTGACAGATTTTTTTTCAAGCGTTCTAACTTTTTTTACCCGTTTGCCTTTAACTCTAAAAAGCCCTTTTTCGCCTTCCATGTCGGAGAATATAAATTGTTTTTTGAGATCCCAGCCGTATGGATTACCACCAACCTGTTTTTTTGACAGCCCTGAATATTTGTAAAAAATTGCCCAGCGTTGATCCGGCCTGAATCTGTCATTATGACCAAACCTTTCAGGCGCGGACCTTATGCCGCCAATTGTTAATTCTTGCGCGGTTTTACCCGGCCCCAGCCTTAGAGGTCTGCTTACAGGTCTTGAAAAGCTACCTCCGATCCTGGCCGTGTCCATGGGTACGGGAACGGAGCCATCAAGCTTGCCGGGGACTGTACGGCCTTCTTCTTGCTTTTTCAAATAATGCTCTTTGCCGCCTTTCATTTTCATTACACCGACTTTAGCATTGATGGTGCCAAGTTTTCTCATTTTACCGCCTGATGACTGTGGCTTTGATTTATATTTCCTCACTGCACCCAAAGTGAATTTTGTCCTGATTGTCATTTTGCTAATATTTTTTTTATACTTTCCTTCAGCAAGATCAACCGCATCATTAACAGTTTCAGAACCCACTCTGGCAAGTGCTCCTTGTTTTCTGTTTAATTTTTTTAAAAGTTTTTTTGTGTTTGTTTCAATTTTTACAGTTGCCATTGTTTTTTCCTTTGTTTAATTCCATCCCTCAAACAAAGACGGGGCCGAAGGAAGTAAAAACGGGGCTGTAGGGTTAACGGTTGATTTGCGAGTAGGCGGCCCCGCCTTTATTTCAGAGATGGATTATTTTTATTTTAAAGCGCTTTTAATCCTATGTATTGACATATTATCAATTTTTTTTCTTTTTCTGTAAATGATTATTTTGTAGATTATGAAAATTATTATTACTGCTGTGATTGTTATTTTCATTTGATTATCTTTTCCTATTGTCAATAATAAATTGAAAATAATCCTTGTTTAATTTCATACTTTCAAAATCAGCATCTATCATTAAAGCTATTTCATATTTTTGCCTCAATTCAGAAAGTCTTTTGTTGTACATTGGCTTTTTATTTATTTCCGCCAGAAGATATATAGGCAATAGCTCTTTTTCTTTAAAAATATTTGTATCATTTTGATTTAAGAAGTATGGGCAATCAAAACTTTTCTTTTCAGGATTTTTTAAAATCCACTCCCATATTCTGATTTTTTCTTTCAATATGTATAGCTCTGTTTTTCTCATGAGTTATTCCTTTAAATCTCAAATTCTTCCTGACAATGTGGACACCGAACAATTTTTTTACTAATCGCTTTTGGCATCTTCTCTTCAGGTATTTTTTCTACTTTCTTAGGCTTTGGCGTCTTATTTTTAGCCGACCTCTCAAAGCCACCGGTTGTAACAATTTTGTCAACTTTTTCAATTTCTCCCTGCTCTTCAAGATTTGCCCGTACTTTGCCTACTGTTTTGTGATCTACATCAAGATCCCTTGCAATGCTTCGATTGCTCTTTTCCGGCCTTAATACCAGGTTTATTTTTATTTGTTCCCGCTTTGCCTTTTCCAGCTCCTTTTTGCTTGCTTTACTTAAATGCCTTCTGTTAAGATTGTCATCAATCACAAGCTCTTTAACTTGACCAGTAGTTCCCGAATAAACATCAATAGGAACTATGTCAATATTTAACTCTTTAGCAATTTCCCAGCGGTTAAGTCCGCCGATTATAAAATATTCACCGCTAGCATCTTGATAAACTTTTATTGCATCACGGATAAAACCACTTTTTTCAATATCGGCTTTCAAAGCCTCTCGGTCTTCTGCTTTTATAGGCATTAAGTCTTGATACTCCAACAGCTCGGGAGAAGGCTGCAAAAAACTAATATTTGTTTGCGTTGATGAGATTTTTTTTATTGTGTCTTGCATAGCTTTACCCGTTTGCCTTTATGTAGTCTAAAACTTTTTTAGCAGTCTTAACCCATTCAGCCCATGAAAAAGAATCTCTCATTAATACCCACAAACCATTGCAACAAGAATTATTTTTATATAATACACATTTTTTGCATGCCTCTACTTCGCAGCTTTTGCACTCTGCATCTTCTTGAAGGCAATTGGAACAGTCTGTCTGATATTCTTTACAATAAGAGCAGTAATCTGAAAACCAGTTTTCTTTTATAGAATATTTCATTTTATAAGCGCTTGGTCTACTTTTTTGATCTTGCTTTTCTGCCCAAGCGATCATTCTTTGATAATGATTTATGGCTTGTTGTTTTATATCTTGCATAGCTTCACCTTATCTTTTTTAAATGTATTACCACATTCAATGCAAACCCAAAAATCAAAATTATATTCTAATAAAAATTCATTTTTACATAATGGGCATTTTGCATACTCCATGACACCCCCTAAGCTCCCAAAATTTCAAGAACCGGCTTCAAATATTTTTCAATTTTTGAGTCAGTTAATTTCAATCGACCGGCAGTGAGTTTTTGAATTTCTGTGTTTTTTGTTATTTTATGGCCTTTGACAAAAGCTGATTTTTTACAAAGTAAAATTAAAAACGCCTCAAGAAGATTTTCAGCATATTTTGTTTTATTGCTTTTATCAATAACAAAAACAGCTTCGCCTTTTTTCTGCAATTCTTCAAGCCTGGTGAAAGTGTGTATTGTTGCCCTTATTGATTTTTCGCTTATTTCGCACGGCACAAAAATTTTATCGCTTGCCATAATTGCGGCTTGCGTTATGCCCTGTAGAGTTGGTGGTGCGTCAAAAATGACATAGTCAAAAGCTTCAAACCTTTCTTTAAGATTTTTCAGAATTCTGGTAAATGAAAATGGGTCTGCATTCGTATACATTTTATCAAAAGAAAAATCTGACGAAACAAGTTTTATATTGTGATATTTAGTATATTCAAAGTAATTTTCATTTTTCCCTAAAATTAAGCTGTTGATTGTGCCCTCAGGAAATATTATATCACTTTCAGGCATTGCTTTAAGTGCTGATAAATCTTCAAGATCAAAACCCAGTCCGTTATCAATTCTTAGTGCGTCCGTCAGACTGCCTTGGGGGTCGCAGTCAATACACAAAACTTTATGCCCCTGAGTGGATAGAGAAAGGGCAAGAAGTTCTGCAAATGTTGTCTTTCCTGCGCCTCCCTTATTATTTGTTACAGATATTATTTTCATTGTTTTTTCCTTTTTTTTATTTATATATTTTTTTCACTAAATCATTTTTATGGGTCGCCCTCTGGCTATCTGCTCAGAAGTCGGATTTTTAATTTCTTTAAGATATCCGCCTTCGCATTCACTGACATGCAACATGTCGCAAACAATGAATCCGTCTTTAGTCTTTTTGTTTATTGCTTCACATTTTAAGCAGTTAGCCAAGCCAGGGGAGCGTGTTTTTATAAATTTAAAATATATAGTCATTTTTAACCACTCTCTTCGCAATTAATTATTTCTCTCGACCCGTCTAGTATCTCAAAATCATTATTTTGGTCAACTTTGTAAAAAACTATATCAAAAATCTCAAAATCTTCATGCCCAAATTCTTCAATTGCGTCAAAAATATTATTGACCGCTTCTCTTAATGACTCAACCCTTCCAGAACTTGAGCTCATCTGCAAGCTTAAATCACAACCTTTTATTTTTAAGCGCATGCTCACAAAATTTTTTTTCATCACAGCCCCATGTTTTTGTTTTTATTGAGCTTTTCGCAAATTTCTTTTACTGTTCTTAAACTCATTAGATGAGGATTGTTTAAATAATCAACAAGTCTTGTGTAATTCAATCCGGTTTCAGCCGCAATTTCTCTGTATGTCTTCCCTTTTCCCTTGCCAACATACATATTTCGTAAAATTTGAGAAATTTCAACTCTTTTTAAATTTATAATTTTTTCTATTTCTTTGATTGTTGGGACTGATAATTCATTTTTTTTTGACATATTTTTACCCTTCTAATTTAATAAATTTTTATATTTGAAAATAGAATTATTTGCCTGAACCCAAAAGGCAGCAGTTTTATTACTTGGGTTTAGTTTTATTTGACGGGACATAATATCTACTTCTTCAACAGTCCATATTAAAACTTTATTCTGTCTTTGATATTTTTGATTTTTTTTTATTTTGTTGATTGGTATTTGTGCATCTTTGTTTTTCATTTGTTTGTCCTGATTTATCTTGTTGCATAAAATTTTACAAATCTACTAGCAACACATTCTCTGTAAAAATTTTTTTTCATAGTGCAGCCGTAACAACAACTTTTAGGTTGAACTACGCTAATGAAATGGTTTGCGCATTTTGACTTTTTACAGAATTGGCCTTCATTTATTTTAAAGTCTTTGTAAATATTTTCTTGATTTGGTAAATTCATATGCATTTTCCTGAAATTTAATTTTATTTTTAACGCTTGCGCAAGACCCCCGTGGGGGCCGGGCGTAGGGGTTAAAAATATTTTATTATTTAAAATAAACCCTATATCCATATTGCCCTGAATATCTTAAATCACAATCAAACACATTCTCTATTAAATTAGGTATGTGATTTCCATCAACATCAACAAATCCGTATTTAGAAGCAAATGCGTCAAGGTCTTCATCATCAACCCCATATTTTTCAGGGTGCTCATTTGGTAAAATACAAAATTTTTTAAATTTTTCTAAGTCTTTTTTATTGATTACGGTCATTGTATCAAAGTCTTCAAAAAGCATTCTTATAATATTAAGACCTGTAAAAATGTTGATGTCTGTTTTTTCTTCGTAATTTTTGCATGTAATAATTTTCATTTTGTTTTCCCCTTGCGCTTGTCGCCGCCGCCTTATTTTTTATACTTATAATATACTAAAAATAAACAACAAAGTCAAGCCCTGATTCAATTTTTTTTGAATTTTTTCACTTTTTTTTAATTTATTCTTTTTTTAGGATTCCGCTCTCTATCTTTTAGCAAAAAACTTTTTATGCCTTTCCGCTTGTCGCTATGTCTGTATTGGATACAAGAAAGGCAGGTCACACGGTCCCATCTATCTGACATCTGAACATAAAAAGCTTGCGTTCTATTGCATAATGCTTTACCCGTCTGCGGGTCTCTGTAATGAATTTTTGGTTCGCTCATAATTTGCCTCCGTGTTTGTTTATTTGTTTGAGTCGCCTTTTAAGTAATAATCAAAGTCATCCGCTCCGCTGTCATGAAGAACACCAGAGCTAAGATAAGGAATTTGATCACCGGTTTGCAAGTTATCCAGTTCAATTCCAAAACAAGTATCTTTAATATAATCTTGAGCAGCTGAAGTGTATGCAACAAGACTGCCAGACTTGCCATAAAAAACAAGACCTGTTTTTTTTTGGCCCTTTCAATAGCTTTCACTGCCACATTAAAAGCATGTTCTTGTTTTTTTGTGAAATTATGTTTTTTAAATATTGTCAATTTATAGCCTCCATAAATTTATCATGATAAAATCAATCGGTCAATTCAATTTTTTTTATTTTGTAGCCGTTAACCCTGGTGTTTTCTTTATTTTGAAAAATTTGCTTTGCCTCATCTGCGCTGCTCACATCTTCTTTAAGGGTGGTTTTGCTTTCGCTTTTTTGATTGTATCCGTTTGTGTGCGTGATTATTGCTTTCATTTTTTATTGCTCCTTAATTTTTTCTATTTTTTACCTAAAACGGCATAAACTGCATTTTGTCCTTTTAGATTTTTTTATTATTTATTTAAATTAAAATTATTTTTTTACATTAGCGGTTTAATTGTTTCAAATAAAATTTTTGCTATGTCAGGGACAATGGAATTTCCCAGTCCCTTAATTCGGTCCACCCTTCGGGGTATCCCATGAGCCATTCTACCCATATCGGGTTCAGTTGGCCACCGGTGTAATGGTTTGAACGGAACATCGCAACAGCTACGAGATTTTTCCTTTTTAGCATTTTGGCAAAACTTTTGCTCCCGTGTGGACCGCACCCCTTGTAATCCGATGCTAGCGGGGTAGGCCATAATCCAGATTCGTTCTCTTTTGTGCGGGGCGCCCACGTCCCTTGCGCGTATATCTTGCCATTCTGCATTATACCCGATTTCGACAAGCCCTCCCAGGATTTCGCGTAATCCCCGACGAACAAGCTCTCCGACATTTTCCAATATTGCAAATTGCGGTTGTAAATCTCTAATAAGTCTCCAATATTCAAACCAAAGACCAGACCTTTTCCCATTAATTCCTTCTCCTTTTCCCATTATTGAAATATCCTGACAAGGGAATCCACCTGTCAAAATCCAATTACTTCCATACTCTTTCAGGAGTTTTTTTGAGTTAATTTTAGAAACATCTCCAAGTTGAATTGATCCTGGAAACCTTTTTCTGTATAATTCCTGACAATATCTATTAGTATCAGAACAAAAATGATTTTTGAATTTCATATTAGCCCTGTAGGCTCCTAATGCAAAACCGCCTATTCCGTGAAATAAATCTATATAATTATAATTTTCCAATATATCTCTCTATAAATTTTTATTTTTTTACCCCTAATAAGTCATAACATCCATTTTGTAGTTTAAGATTTTTTATTGCTCCTTAATTTTTTAATCAAACAACTTTTTTTGATAATCATAATTAGTTATCAAAATCTCAGTTTTCCTTTCCGCCTTCCCTGAAAGGTTGCGGCGTTCACCAATTTCTATTATATTCAAGCCCCGATCAATAGCCTGCTCGATTATAAAAGGGTGATTAAACTCGCTGACCGCAAAACGAATGTCTCTTTTAGATTGAAACATTTCAAGCAAATCAATAAAATCTGACTCAGTCCAGCTTATCAGATTGCCTTGACTATGTCTATAGATATTAGCGCAACCCAAATAAGGCGGGTCTGCGTAAACTAAAACTTTTTTATTATTTCCTTTATGCTCTCCAAGCCATTGCATATTTTTAAAAACATCTCTGAAATCAGAGCTCATAAACTGAACATCTGCAATCATATTAATATAATCGCCTTCAAGATGTTCTAAAACTATTTTTTTGGAATTTTGCCTTGTTATAAATAATAAAGTATCACCTTTACCCAAATATGTAAAATTGCTCAAAAAAATAAATCTTGCCGCTTTTCTTATTGGGTCAGTCTCAATATTGATTTTCCAGTAATCAAATAATTCTATGTGATAAGGCAGTGAATAAATAAAATCGATTAATTCTTGTTTTCGTTCCTGAATTACAACCCATAAATTGTAAACATCGGAATCAAGATCATTTAATATATTATATTGAGCTTTAGGCTTATTAAAAAACATTCCGCCCGCCCCAAAAAACAATTCAATATATATTGAATGATCAGGAAAATAAGGCAAAATTTTTTTTGCAATTGCGGCTTTGTTGCCCAATCGAGTTAAAGGGGTGTTATTTTTCATTTGTTCGGCCCGCCTTCAGGCCAGTTCATATTTAAAACCTCTTTGAATAAATTATTTATTTTTCTTTTATTCCATAAAAGGAAAAACTGTTTTTTTATTTTTAGCATAAACCTTATTGTTAAAAATTTTTCATATTTATCCCTGAAGTCTTTTAATATTAACGGGATTCTTTTTAAATTGTATTCAAGATAAGCAAAGCTATTTTTTTCATAATTAACAGAAACACCCAGCCTTGGAATTCTGCAAAGAAAACATAATTTTTCTTCAATATCCGCGCCGATCGACTCTCCACTAACTCTAAAAAATATGTCAGCAGATTTTATAATCGTAATCATATCATTTAAAATCCAAGTTTTCCAATCTTTTTCTTTATACTTATCGACATAATGCCCCGAAAGCGGCCAAATTGGAATCATGCCATTATCAATAAAACTTGAAGCAAGTGCAATTTGTGCCTTGACGCCTTTTTCTTGATTTGAGGTGTAGGGTGTTGCTATGTATACGAATATTTTATTTTTCATTTCCAGCCTCTATTTGTAAAGGTTTAATAAATTTATAAAGACCGCTGTCACCACACCTAAGAGCTCGTATTTTATTTTTTCTGTAGAGATTCCATAAAAACTCATGTTCTTGACTTCCAATTTCAACAGGAATGCAGTCAACTGGATCGTTTTCAATATACCAGGTGCTTTCTTGCATGTTTTGAAAAAATTTTTCTTCTGTTTGTTGTTGAGAATGCTGCTCTTGTTTTTCAATAATGCTTAAAGCAATATCCCTAAATCCTTCAACGACAACTTCACAAGCCTCCTTTGGGCTATAACCTCCTATATAGTTATTGAATGTTTCTGGATCGTCAAGTTGTTCTTTTATTTTTTTGCATGATTCTTCTAATAATTCTTTTACTTCTATTTCTTTTGTTGAATTATTTTCATATTCCTGTCTTAATATTTCTTTGTATTTGTTTGCAATAAGAATGCATGATTCTGTTCTGACGATTGCAAGTGTTTCATTGTAAATCCTTTCATTGTCCACCCAGTCTATAAATTTTTTATCCGCTTTTTCCAATAATTCTCTTAATTTATTTTCATTCATTGTATTAACTCCTGTATCTATTTTTAAATTTTTTATTTCCAAAACTGATATAATCTACCGCATAAAAACCCAAAGCAAAAAATCATTATTGATGCACAAAAAATAAATAAAAATAATGTGAGATAATCAAAACCTATTGAACCGACTTTCTGACAATATGTGTCAACGGCTGTTGTGAGGAGTAGTGTCTTTTCCATTGTGCGACCTCCTGAGTTTTTATTATTTTTTTAATATTTTAAGGTCAAAATCACTTTTTATAAAATCAATACACTTTTTCCTATTTACGCCATTGCCTAAATAAGTGTAAATCTCCATCATTTCGGCTTTAGTCCAATTAATTTTAAACCAACTATTGACACCCCTCCTGAAATATCTTTGCCAATAATCAGACAATCCCTTGCAAGATGGTCTTGATAAATATTCAAGAATTTTGCAGTCTAGCTCTAAATTAGAATTTACATTGTCAATTCTAAAATAAACGTTGTTCTTTTTTTCTATGATAAGCTCATCCTTTTTATAAATAAATGCTCCCGGGAAAAAGGGCAATATTTTTTTTAAATAAGCTTGTCTCTGCTGTTCAGTTGAAGTGCACATAATTAAACCATCCTTATTGTTTCATTTTAAATAAATTATTAAAAAGGGATTTCTTCCTCCCCTTCCTCACCTTCCTCTCCAGCACGCCTGTAAATATCTATCATTATACAATATTTTGTATCCCCCAGTATAGAAACACTTTTGTTCTCAATCACAAAGGGATGTCTTTTCAAGAGCTTTCCGAATCCGTGACCCTGGCCGGTAATTTTCATTATTTCAGGGTGGTTGCTTACAATAGCTAAAACCTTTTCACCTGTTAATTTTAAGCCATTCTGACCCAGTGCTCTATAGTATTCTTGTTTTATGTCATCAAAAATTATTCCTTCAAGTGAGCAGTTTTCTTTATAACAATCGTTTAAAATTTCTTTAATCGAAAATGTTTTTGTTACAGTTCTTTTTGATCCGAATCCATTTTCAGTATCATATCCTATTGCAACCTTATGAGCAAAAATTCTTTCTAAAATTTCCACGGACTGATCACGGTCAATTTCAACTTTCACTGTTTTGTAATATTTTTGTAAAAACTCAATTATTTTTTCGTCTGTCATTTCTATATCAAGAATAACATTTAAAAAAGCTGATATTAAAACGGCCTCACCTTTGGCGCGCCTCGCCGATTGGCCTCCAATTTCATAACGTATCAATCTTATTATTCTTTCGGTGTCTTCAATTATTTTTGGCAGCAAAGACCATGTCAGCGCCCTTGTTTTCCTGCAATTTTTTTCTGTCAATATAGATAAAAGCTCACGCTCAACATCTTCCCATTTTTGGGTAATAACTCGCTTTTCAGGCTTAATAAAGTTGACCGTAAAAATTCGGTTTGCGTCAGCAACCTGCGAAATTATCGGGCTTATTGAAACAAATAAAAACATATTTTTCATTGAATAACGTATTGATTTCTGATCTTTATTGCTTTTAAATCCGTCCGGCGCCCCCTCTGAAGAACTCGCGCGCATCATACTAAACAAGTTATTTCTGTGAATCTCTCTGCTTTTATCGGGACTTTCGGAATTTTCCGTCTCTTCAAGACAAATTGCTCTTGAGTCATTTTTTATGGCGGCCCTGATCCCTGCCTCACTGGTGGAGTGCGCGTCACAATAAAGACCCCCGGAAAGTGGAAGGGCTATTTTTTCCAAAATTTCAGACTTGCCCGACCCAGAATCCCCAGTTAAAAGGATGGGGGTTCTCCATATCAAAGCCCCGCAAAAAGGTGAAATTATAGACCAACCCAGAAGGCGGACAATATCTGTTTTGTTTTCAAAAGTCATATGAGAGCACAGCTCCCAAAGATTGAATAATATTTTTTTATCAATTGGATTATCTTCAATGCCAATGCTAACCTGATTTTTTTTAATATACATATATTCGCCGGTTATATCAGCACCAAAGGTTTTTTTGCCGTCATGATAAACAATCCCTTCTCCGTCCTTCCATGCCCCACGGCCTCTTATTTTCGTGCTGTCGAATTCTTTCCCTTCACAACTTGTAAGGATGTCCTCTGTAGCCTGCTCCCAATCAACTTGAAATTTAGTATAATCAAAATAGTTTTCTTTCCAATAGGACAGAGAGCAGAGAGGCTTTAAAAAATTCCTTGTAACGCCTTCGCGGCGGCACTCTATGACACGGCCAAATCGATCTATAAAAAACAAATAATTGTTGTCATCGATACCGAGACAAACTGGACCTTGTTTATTTACCTCTTTATCGGTTTGGTCGGGCCGTGCTTCTTCATAATGCAATATATAATCTTCTATCTGTTCCGGGCCTGACACTTCAAGAAGTTGTTCAATATCAGCACCTTTTTTTTGATGAATGTTAAAATTTTTGTAAATATCCTTAAGTATTATTGCTTGGGGTAATTTTTCTTTTATGCGCATTGCCGCTTGATTTCCAGGGGTGTCATTATCCTGTAGAATATAAATTTTTCGGTCTTTATAAATTGACCAATCTGGCAGCCCTGCGCTCTTTGCTCCACGGTTATAGGATACATTGCAAAATTGCTCAAGGCTAGTCTTGCCCAGCCTGGCACACTTTGCCCCCTCATGTATCAGCAATGGTTTTTCAGTGTCCAATGATTCAAAAAGATTGTAAATTATATTAAAAGAACCTGTAAATTTTAAAGACTTGCCATTGTACCAAAATGTAACCGTTTGTTTTTCATTTTTTTCGACACCATTTTTATTTTTAACAACCCCCTCAAAGCGGACATCAACGGCGCAAACATTATTATCTTTGTCAGTATAAGGCCATCTGTCTTTTATTTCCCCTGTTTTTATTATGTCTGATTTTGCATATTCTCGAACACTGTTAATTTCTTCTTTACTGTAGACCTGATTTGCCCTGTCAAGATCAAGACTAACAAGCTTGACGGTGTCATCCTTTTTGGATTTATGTTTTTTGTTTTCAGGGGGGTCGGGCAGGGTTTCGGGGCTGCCGTAAAGTTTCTCTATTATTTCATATTGCTGTTTGAAGTCTTTTGTATTGTTAAACCATCCTGCAACGTCAAAAATATCGCCTCCAAAATCGCAGCCAAAACAATTTGCGTTTAATCTGCCTGTCTTTCTGTTTCTGAAAATTGACACAGAAGGACCCTGATCCCCGTTTTCATGGGCAGATTTATTCAAGCAGCTAAACATATTATTTTTTATCACTGCCCCATTATATGTCAAATAACGTTCAAGCAGGTAATAATATTTTTCTTTTTCATATTTTTTCATGTTTTATCTATGTCTCTTTTTTATTTTTTTGATAAAGACATTTGAAACCAGATCAAACTTCAAGACCGGTTTTGCTTTCCTGTAAAGACTCTTCAGGGCTGTATAAATCTTCTTGAATTGCTTTTTTCAAGATATAGCTCAGCACATCTTTTTGATTTCTCCTTTTTTGGGCGCAGTAGACCTTAAATCTTGCCGCCGTCTCTATGTCGATATTCACTGTTGTGTATTTACTCATTTTGGTTTTTCTCCTTTTGGTTTTTTTAAAAAAACTGAAGCGGAATGACCGCGGTCATAAGCTCTTCATGCTCTATGGGATCGCCATTAGAATCTGTTTTCAAAAACTCAAGAAAATCAGGGTCGTCTTTGAGATTGAGTTCAACAGGTATATTCATGGCTCTTATATGTAACTTCAAAAATATCAACATATTTTCCTGTGTAATTTTTTCAGGATCAATTAAATAACATTTATTATTTGGTTGCATTTTTTGGATTTATCCTTTTTGTTTTTATGCATTTATTATTTTTGTGGCACAGTCCCAGCAAAGGTATACAATTGCTGTGTTTTTACAGTGGTCGCCTTGACACTTCTTAAGTTTTTCGCCTTCAATATACTGGGCTTCTTTCCATGTATATCTGCAAAAGGTCTCTATTTCAGGTGTTATTTTATAGCCATGAATTTCTTTTAAAACTTTTAAATAGCTTCCCCAATCGTTATATTTTCTATCGGTCATTTTGGGTGATCTCCTTTTTTTTAATTCTTCCATAATCACTCCCCCCTGGCAATCCTAAAACCGCCAACCTTAAACCGGTCAAAATCTTCTTGCGGAAAAACATAATAATCAACTCTATCCTGAGGCAATACAAAAGTATATTTAAAAAATAAAGAGTATTGATTGCGGCCTTTTTTATCAAGTTTGCTGTAATCACCGGGTGTAATGAGGGTTTTGTCTTCAATTGAGATTTGAATAATTCTTGCAATTAAATATTTTAATTTTAAAATATAATCAGGGTCCTTGTCTCTTATTAAAGACAAAGAGCATTCACTTATTTTGTGTAAATGGATGGGATAAATTAAAGGCTTGAGCTCCCCAACACAGTAATAAGGATAATCAACCTTAATCAAAAGAAACTTTTTCATGCCTTGACCTTCTGATAATTCTGTTTCATGTATTTCTATAAATTCAATGAGCTTCTCTATTCTATCATGGCATGATTCACACCCCGAAGCTTCTTCTTTGCAATTTAGAATTGACCTGCAAGGTTTTTCTTTTATTATAGGCTTTGGCCCTTCAATTCCTTTTCCTTTTATCATTTTTTTTCACCTTTATTTGTTTTGTTAGCCAAGCAACTATACGCAACACCCAGAGCGTCACCCATTGCAGGCCTTTCAGGGAGTTGCCTGATGTATTTTTTATACAATTCATAATCGGCGAAATAAAGAGATTTAAAAATTCTGCTGTCTCCCATCAAGTGATGGCCCGATAAATTTTTATTATAATCACTCCAAGCCTCTTCATGATGATGGCCAAGAAGCTCCCATATTTTATAAATATGTTTTCTATGCTGATATGCTGCATATGTCTCAACCGCCAACATGGCAAGGGCTGGATTTTTAGACATTCTAACTCTTAAATCCTTTCTGAAAGATTTTCTAATTTTCTTCCATTGTTTCTTTTTTTGACTCATTATTTTCTCCATTATAAATATTATCATATTTTTTAAAAAATCAACCGTGGAACTGACTCCCAGGCAATAGCTAAATTAAAAAATCTAATTTGAGATGTTCTTGGCGTGCGCAACCATACAGGTTGAGCGGGACTATAATAAAAATATCCAATGCGGATAATATATTTTTTAAATAAAGAAAATTCGATGCACTTATATTTTGTCTCTTCATCAGAATATTTAATTTTTTTCATTTCAATAACCTCTATTTTTTAACGGCGGGGGCCTGTCGCAATTATCCCCATAATTTTTTAAATAAGCCCCCGCCTTATATGTTAAGCCTTTCGGCTGTACATAGCAATTATCGTTCATCCATTTCAGCAACAGAGCAAAGACTTTTATTTCCCCCTTGGTTGTTTATAATTGTAATCAAGTCCCAGTGATGAACGGCAACTTTGCAAGTACAGCGTTTCCCCCTACCCTTGAGCGTGTGACCGAACACCACGATCTCATCGCCACAATGGGGGCATGTTACAAAATATTTATCTGTCGTATTGTGTACGCCCGATCCGTCTTTGCGTTTATGTTGTTTACAGATTCCCATTATTTCCCCCCTGGGCGTTTTATTTTCGATGCTGGTACAGACTTACAAAAATCAATTATTTCTATACAGCGAGGACATGTTATTTTTGTACTTTTTTTTACAGTTACGGGTTCAATTGCATTTTCGGGTAGCTCACAACATGCCAGACCACAAAGGGTGTAGTCAATCATACCCGTATTGTACACACAAAAACTCCCCTCTCCATTGTCAACAATCCTGAAACCCATTATTTCCCCCCTAACTGGTTTTGATTTCAATCCGGCGACTCACAACGGTCATCTGTAGGCCCGCTGAACCCGACACACGGGTCCTCAAGACAATGACCAATTGGCACACAGCCAATACAGGCACACGGCAGGCCTAATTCAGGGCAAATGTCATATTGAAAGTCACCTTTTGCGCTATCCTTTACAATCTCATCTGCCATGCCCTGCCCTCCACAACTTCGTATAAAGTATCTTATTGTAAAAACAATCAAAGTTGACAAAAAATGAGTCAAAAAGACAAACTTTTTGTCAACCAATTTGGGCGCTCCTGGACTCGAACCGGAGCCCTCAAGCCGTATGCTTGCACTCTGCCTGTGTTTTGCTTGCTGCTGTTTTATGGCCAATATTATCAGCCGTCCACAAAAGAACTCTGAGCTAAACGCCCATTCAATAAAAACAAGATACAATTTATATTATATAATGTCAACATGTTTTTATTATTTTATTAAAAAATATCAAAAAATCAAAAAAAAAGATTTGCAGGGGTCTAATTTTTCTAATTTTCTTATAAATTTGACTTTTTTCTTATAAATTTTCTAATATTTTTTATAAACAAAAAATGCTTAATTGTTTATATTTTAAACTCTTTTTTAGAACAATAAGACTTTTTTGTGTACACTATATATATATTATATATATATATTATATTATATTATTATATATATTATATATATAAGATTATTAGAAATATTAAAACCAAAAGTTATAAAAATAAAAAAATTAAAAAAAGGCAATAGTGGGGGTATATTATATATATACTGTGTGTGGATTCCGTTATTTTTCTTATTTTCTTATATTTTTAATACTTTTCTTGATTAGAGCTGATTAGAGGCGTTTATTGTAAAATACAGCATAGATTTATTATAAGAAAAATTATTAGAAGTCTAAGAAAATTAGAAAACTTAAAATTTGTGCAAATGATACTGTGTGGCGGGCGGGTAGGGTGTGCCGGGGTATTTTCAAAGGTACTGTGAGAAAACCAGGGAAACTAGGGGGTAAATTTCACC